GCGCAGGGCTGAGAGGACGCGATCGAGCCAGTCGGCCACATTCACGACTCGACCGTTCACGTCGAGCGATGACCGTTGACCGCGTTCAGTGTCGCGCAGCTTCTCCAGAAACGCGATCAGGTCTGGCCGCTCCTCCGGGGCCTGCGGTTGCTCTCCTAACAATTCCAACCAGTCCGCTTGCATCTGCTCGATCACGTCGTCGCGCCCGATCAGTTTCATCATGGCTTCGTAGACGCTCTGTATCGGTACGTTGCCGTTGCCGGTTCCAACGAGTTCGCGGCACAACTCAGTCGCGCGTTCTAGTCGGCCGTCGTAACCGCCGATCCATTGCGTCTTCGCGCTTATTCCAGTTTCGGTTGTCACCGTGGGCCGCTCCTCCTGTGGGCGCTGCCGGAGGGCGGCAGCTACCTGATCCAGTTCGTCTCGGATGCCGTCCGCGATCAGACTGTAGCCTGAGCGGCGCTGAAGCCGTCGCTGCTCGTCACGCGAGTCAAGATCGCAGAAGGCATGTGCCGCTTGCTCTAGATCGCCGATGTAGGTTTTCTGTTTCCTCAGCCGCTCGGCCAGCGCCGCCGGGTCCACCTTCGCGTCAGTCATGGCTGCACCGTTTGGGATTCAGTTTGGCGAAGCCGGTCGGCAATGAGCAGCGCCGCAGCAGCGAATTTACGCTCACGCAGGGCAAGTTGAGCCATTAGCGGAGACTTCAGTTGCTGCAACTGGTCCGCAATGCCATTAGCCGAATGAGCAGATTGCTCAAGGTAGCGGGCAAACTTCTGGCGTTCATCATCGGTCAGCAGCAGCGCCCGCTCGTCTCTCGCCGTCATGGCGTCCTCCCGCCGTTGTCGCCGCACGCGCAACACGGATCGCCGTCATACCAGCAGTTGCAGTGCTGCCCGTCTTCCCGCTTTAGGCAAGGTGTCTCTTCCTCACGCGGAGCCGCAACTATTTCCGGCAGTGGAAAATGCGCCTCTCCGACGTGCCAGTTATCGCAGTGGTGGCAGTAGGTCGCTGGTCGCGTCACGTCTGCTCTCTTTCTGCTGGGCGGGAGGGCGCTAGCCAGCGCATCTTGCCGCACCGACACGGATCACCGACCGCTGGATATGGCTCCCAGTCGTGGACGTGGCTGATGTTGCTGCACTCAGTTGCGCGTTCAGCCTCCTGCGGCGGCGCGGCTAGGGTGTCGGCGGCAGCGCGCAACGCTTCAAGTTCGTCAATCGCATCGGACAGGATGCAGTCCCAATCGCGTTCTTGATCGACAGGGATGCTCCACATGTGCTCGCCCGGTCGCGTCTGCTTCGTCCAGATGTAATTTGCCAACATCGAAACCGTGGCGCGAAGCTGCTCCAGCGAACGAATGCGAACAGGCTGATGCCCGCCCACTTTCTGACGCTGAGCGTTAATTTCGTTCAGCGAGCGCAACTGCCTGACGATCGCGGCCGTCTCAGGGGGAGGGGTTGAAAGCGTCGCCACGACATTCGTGGCCGTCATGATCGGCTGCGCCACAATACGCGGCCCGTGCTTGCCGCAGTCGCCAGCGGTCAACCGCCGACAATCAGGACAGTAATCATCTCGGCAGAGGCTCATCCTTCCTCCCCTCCTCGCTCGGCCAGCAGGCGATCGAAATTGGCGAGCACTTTCTCAATCACCGACAACTTCGCGCCAAGGTCGAACTCCTTATCTGTGCGTTCCTCGGCTTGTGCGTCGTGCAACTTCGACACGAGTGCATCGACTTCAGCCGCCAGCCACTTGCGAAACGCTTTCTCAGTATCCACCCTCTTGGCGTCGGCGGACGCTTGGCGGAGCATGGCCACGACTTCAATCGGCAAGTCACTATCGAATCGCTTCGCAATTTGCTCCGCCGTGAACCGGGTCGTGGGCGTCATCGGGAGGGCTCGCGATAAAACTCGGCAATAGCCGTGTGCAGATAATGCATCGTGCCCCATTTAATCAACGCTTTCACGTTTCGTTTTTGGTTCGCGCCCATCTTCGGCATTTTCACAGGGAAGAAACAGCCGTGTTTCAGCGCGTATAGCACGGCGTAATTCAATTTCTCTTGAGGTGTCACGTCTTCTCTCCCTGCCCTGCCCCGGCGTCGAGAAGGGCGAGCCACACGCAATCGTTTTGTGGATGGCTTGGGTAATTCCACTGTGGTTTCGTCGGAGCTTTGACGTGGCACCATTTACACTCGCCGTGCCACAACGGCGGCGACATCGAACCGTCTTTCTGCGGATTGGCTCCAGCCGTCACGAGATTCCACGGGCTGTAGCCGGCCTTTTCGCAAGCCAGCCTGATCTCTCTCAGTCGGCGCTCGGCCTCAGCCAACTTCTCAACGAGATGCCCATTCAGCGCCTGCTCGCCTGTCTGCATCGCTTTAACAATCAGCGCCTTCTGCTCTGCCAGCAACCGCTCCACGACAGGGTGAGCTCCGAGGTGAAATCGTCAATGTGCCCTGCCATGAGCCCGATCGACTTCCGATGCGTGATCGAGTTGCTGGGCTTTGGCGACTTAAGCAGCCCCTCTCGGAGCGCCGTGGCGACCGCGTCAGACATTGCTGTACTCCACGGTGCGCTCGATGACGAGCTGACCGGTGCCCCCGCAGCGCAGGCATACCTGTTCGCCGCCGCTCGTATAGATGGTCAGGATCTTGCCTTTGCCGTTGCACTCGAAGCACGGGCCGAACTTCTCTGTCGTGCGGATGATGCGCTGCGTCTCTTTCGTCTCTTTCGCCATGACGTGGACTCCGTTACATCACTGCCTCGCCGGACTCGGTACCAGCAGCGCGCCGACGGCACCGAGGGCGCCGGAGCCCAGCGCTGTCAACGTCTCTGGTATTCCTTTCCCGTAGAACGAGAGCGCGATCGCGCCAATCATCGCGCACAGCACCACGAGGCACAGTCCGCCGACGAGCACCCGGTAGATCCAGACGTCCGTCTGAAGCGGAGGGGCTGTGGTAGCGGAGATCGTCTGCAGCGTCCCGACCGGGTCCTCGCGGAGCTTCGTCTGGAGGTCCGAGGACGCGGCGACCTGACGCGTTACCGATTCTAGGATGTTCATTTTTCATTCTCCCCTTAAAAATCGCGGCCAGTTTTTACCAGCGTTCCTACCGGAGCAACCCGGCGTGTGTAGTCTGGTAGAGCAGGGAAACTGGCAAACCTTTATTTACATGTCCTCCGCCGGCCCGGCGCCGGGCTCATGCGGCACCGTCGGAAAATCGTCGTGAGCGTCGCGGTCAATCTGCGACGCGACGTCGATGTCCTTCATCGCTTCCCATAGCTCCGCACCTGTGGCCGAATCCTCGTCCGTAGCCCAGCCGGCGTTTTCGACGACGTAAATCTTGTGCGGTTTCGGAACCAGTTCGGTGTCGGTCGTGATTCGATAGACGCCCTCGAAGATCGACGCGTTCCGTACGGCAATAAGGCCGTTCAATTGCTTGGCGACCTTGATGCCAGTCGATTTGAATGAGAGGGCAATCATCTCGCGCCGCCCATCGGGCAGGATCAGCCTGCCAATATAGTCGCGGAAGATCGTCGCCCGCGGCTTCTCGCCGTCCTCGCCCCACTTGCACCGATCGTCGGAAAGCGGAACGTTCAGATCTCTGATGCCGCCGCCGTCTTCGATCGGGAAAAACTCGACGGCGCGAAGCTTGTCTTTCCGCAAGATTTGAACGAAAACCTCGCGGCCGTAATTCTCGCTTGTCATCGAGTTGAAGAGATCGCCAGCCGTCATGCCGGCAACGTAGGCAGGGTCGCCCTCGGTCACCTGCGGGCTGAGGGCCTGGGCAAGCGCGAGGCGCGGGATAGAGATGTCGTCCTTCGTGAACGTCTCCATGCCGCGCTTGTCGCCTGGCTTGAGACGTAACGGCCGCTCGGCAAGTGCGCCGGGCGCGAGTTTGGCAAGCTGCTGCTCTGGTGCTTTTACGAGTTCTTGTTTGGCCATGAATGCTCCTTCATTGTCGTATCGATGTCTTCAACCCACTTCTTGAACTTCGGACCGCAATACTCCGTCTTGTGCGCGTGCCAGTTTCGGACGGGCTCATGCCACGTCGGCTGCTCCGGGGCGATCGGCAGCCCGCAAACGGAGCAGATCGTCGAGAAGGCGCGGTTAGCCTGGAAGCTAACGCCAGACATGGAGCACCACGCCGATGATAAAAACGACGATCAACGGGCCGACGCAGACGCAGGCCCAGGCGAGCAGCGTCGCCTCGTCGGCCGGCCTAGCGTCGCGCGATACCTTGTCGGCGAGCTCGTCGGTCCAGATCATGGTCATCCCTCCCCCGGCTCATTGAAGTCGAGAAACTCAATCGCGATGCTGACCGAAGGCCGCCAGCCGCAAGCGTCGCAACGGTAATCGCTTCGCCGGACGCCGTGCTTTATCTTGACCTCTTCGTACTTCGTCATGGTCTTGCACTCCGGACAATATTCCAGGTTCGCGACGATCGACCGATATGGATAATCCTGCAAGCTCGGGAGCTCTCCGCGGCCGTCGGTCATCCCGCCCGCCTCCGCCCGAATTGCAGCAGCGAGCCCTTCTTCGTCTGCCCCCTCGCGAGCCTGTATTTCGGCTTGGGCAAGTGAAAATACTCGATGATGACCTGCTCCAGCACCCAGCTGACGCTCTTGTTCTCGTGGCGCGCGATGAGCCGCAGGCCGTCTTTGACGTCCGGTGGCAGGCCGTGTCCGATGCCGACGCAGATCTCGCCAGACGTGAGACGCGGGGCGATCTGTCGCTTTCTCATTTTCATTTCCTTAGCACGATCTTCGTGTAGACGTATGCCTTGACGCCGTCCGGCTCGGGCTTCCCGGCCACGAGGCGCTCCTTCGTGATGGCGTTCGTCGTCGAAGGCCAGAGCCGCAGCGCGTTCTCGTAGCCGTTCGCGATGCACCAGAGCCTGAACTTTTCCGGGTCCTCGACCTTGGCCGTCGGCTCGTGCTGGACCGAGACGCTTTGACCCGACTGGAGCTTGACCGTGTTGTCGCTTGCGCCGTATTGGCCCCAGCCGGTTTCGTCCTTGTCGTGCGAATCCGCGAGCAATTGCTCGTAGGCGGTGACGCGCTTTTGAGCTTCGGCGAGCAAGGCGGTCAGACCTTCTTTTCCAAAAAGGTCAATGATCGCCTGGCGGAGCAGCAGCACCTCGTCATCGTGCTGGACGAGGGCGAGGTGGTCCATCTTCGTCTGGACGTCGTGGAGAACCGGGCGGTCGTCCTCGCCGAGCCGAGCCAGCGCGTAGGCTCGCGCCAGCGACTCAGGCGTATGCGTGACGCCGGCCGTCAGCTCGGTCTTGAGCTTGTCGATCTTTTCCTGTGCCGACGGGTCCTCGACGGGGAGCGGCTCGAGGCTGTCGATGACTTTGGCGTATTTGGAGGGCATGCTACTCATTCTCCTCGTCTTCCAAGCGTTCCTCGAGGGGCCCGGGCTCCCACCCGCAGCTCTCACAACGGTAGTTCCCACGCTGGACGCCGACCCCTATGTCGACTTCGTCGTAGTCCAGGGGTTCGCCGCACTCCGGGCAAAGTTCTTCAGGCATTGAATGATTCCTTCTTGGCGGCGTCCAACTGACGTTGCATTTCCAGGACCTTCTCGCGTTTCTTCGTCGCGAAGATGAGCGCCTCGTCCGAGTAAAATTCTAGTTCGTTCAGGTGGCAGTAGGCGCCCGCGGGAAAGTCGTTCGAAGTTCCTTCCTCCTGCACCCACACAACGTCCCCGCCGTGGCCGGGTACCGCGCCGATGACGAGGCCGACGGCTCCGAGCCTTCGGGCCCTCAGGTGTTTTTCCACTACCATGTAGCCCAACGTGCCGTGATCAGCCGTCACGACGACGCGCTTGCCGATAAGTTCTTCGAGGAGCTTGATCTTCACACCTTCTCCATCTGCTTTGCTTGAATCAACTTCCATGCAGCCTCAAGGCACCTGAAGCAGATAAAACAGCCCTCATCGTCGCCGCCGAGGTCGACAGCTGCATCGACATTCTCGCGACACTCGACGCACTGCCACTCTAGCCACGAACTGTTGCCGATGACGGCCGCGACGTCCGCGGGCGTCGCGTCGGGCGGAAGGTTTTTCAGCCCCTCGTAGATAGCCTTCGAGTCGCCGTTCCTCAGGTTCCCCCAGCCCGGCCCGTACTGCTCTCGCCACCGCTCGGCAACGTTGCGAACCTCGTTCTGCGCGATAAGGATGTTCATTTACCTATCTCCGGAATCAACGGCATCTCCGGCTCTGGTTCCTTCTTCCTCGGCTGCAGCTTGAGGCGCCCCTCCGCCCGCCGCTGCGCCGCGGGGCCGTGCTTCCGCTTACGGCGCCTGAGCTCCATGCGCTCGGCCGGCGTGTGGTGCTTGACGGGTAACTTTTTCATTTGGACACTACCCTGTCGTCGACGGCGACGATCATCGCCAGCCCGGTGGTCTCGTCGACTTCGAGCGTCACCTTCACCTCGGAGCAGGCGTGCCGGAACATCATGAGTGGCTCGCCGGCCAATCCGATGAACGCACCGACTTCCCACATTCTGTCCTTGTCGGCGTGAATGTACGTGTTGACGGTTTTCATTTGGCTTCCCTTTGCGGCACGTTCGCCTCGGCAAGTTTCAACGCGTTCTGATACGCGATGCAATCGCCTTTGCAGCCGAGCACGTGTTGGACGCTAATTCCGCTGCGGTCTACGTCCGCAATGGTGCAAGCTTTCGCGTTGAGGCTCTCGTAGCTATGGATGACGGGCGCGATTTTCATTTGACCGGCCTCCGCTGCGCCTCGAGGATAGGCAGGTTCGCCTCGGTTGGCACGTAGATGATCGTCGCGCCCTTGGCCTCCGCGGACTCGAGGTTGTGGATCCACAAGTATCGCAGGTAGTCCTCGTTGTTCTTCAGCGATTCGCCGATGATCCTGTTCGCCTCGGCGACGCCCTTCGCGCGCTCGATCTCGGCGGCGGCGAGGTGCTTGGCCGCTTCCTCGGTGGACTTCGCCTCCCGGATCTTGATCTGCCGGTTCGCCTCGGCCTGGCTCAGTTCCGCCTGTCCGGCCAGCCCGCGCTCCCAGACGTTGTAGACCGGGCAGCCGGCCATGCCGACGCCGACAAGCAAGATGGTACCGAGGATCATGTGGATGACGGCTTTGCCGATTTTTGGCTCGCCGCTTTTATCATCGAAATATATGGACACGGAATACGCTCCTTTTTATCGGGCTGTAGGGGCGGGGAGTTGACATCCCCGCCCCGTCCCGCCGGGCTGTCTCACCTTGGGTACTGGCTAGTCAACACCGCCTTCTTCCCCTGCCATTTCCTCGACCGATCGATACATCGCGTCCTCGAGCGCGTCCTCGAGCGCGGGCGCGTACTTCGCCGCCACGACGTAGCGGTAGGGCCAGACGCGTGGCATGGGGGCCGCGAGGCGCTCGCGGATGAGCGCGTCGGGGACCCCGGCCTGCTGCATGTTCCGCAGGTTGCGGAGGGTGGCAAGGGCGCCGAGCTTTTTCTCGCGGATCAGCCGCTCGAACGTCTCGCGCTTGTCCTTGCCGGCCGACAGCTCGGCTTCCCACGTGTCGGTGGACTTCAACTCGCCGCGGCGGAGCTGCCGATACGTCTCGTTCTGCTCGGCGTCGCGCGCCTTCGGGCGGACGATCCGCAGCACGTCGGCGAGCTTGATCTTCTTGTCCTCGTCCTTGTACTTCGCCAGCTGATAGCGCGAGAAGAGGCCGAAGACGTCGCGCAGCGCCCGCTTCGAGGCGGCCGAGATCGGGTGGCGCTTGCCCTGCTGCGTGTGGTAGATGGCGAGGTACTCGGTCATCTCGTCCGGCCGCTGGATGACGCGGACCAGCGTGTCGTAGACGAGCCGGCCCGTGCCCTTCTGCCGCGTGAGCTCCGAGGCCAGGAGCAGCGGGACGTGGCGGAGGCCCATCTTGGTCCGCGCCTCGATGGCGAGCGCGGCGACGTCCTCCGGCTTGCACTGTTTAACGAGATCGACGATGCGGGCGGCGTTTTCGTCCCCCGTCTCGTAGTACGAGTCCTCCCACAGGAGGCACGTCAGAACGGAGCGGCGGAGCGCGAGCAGCGGCGAGACCTGGACGGTCTTGCCGCCCTCGTGGGTGCGGACGTTCGACTGAGCACTTTCGTTGATCGTGGCCATCGGTCACTGCCCCTTTCCAGAGGAGAAGCAAACGCGGGGAGAAGAATCGAGATCAGCTTTGCCTTTCGGCGCCCTTTTCGGGTTTCATGCTCTACCAGGCTGAGCTACTCCCCCGCGTTTGTTGGAGGAGGCCGGATTTGAACCGGCGGCCCTGAAGTAACTGATGCTCTGCACTGCCCCGCTGAAAATTGCACCCGGTTCCGTTTCGTCGACACGGTGGAACCGAGAAGCCCCGTACAGACTGTCCGATGGTCATTGTCCTGTGCCCGAAGTTTTTACAGACCATTCTCGGCTCGGGCTTGGCGGCCTTACGGACAGTCCGATGATAAAAGTGGGGAGAAGAAACGGAAGCGGTGTTTTTCTTCGTCTGAGAAGTAACCGCAACCTGCACTGCCCCACAGAACGCGACGAATACAAGAAACGCGACGCGTAATACAACTTGCCACATTAACCGCTCGTGCTTCTCGTTTGCACGCATCCTAGAGAAAATGCCGTCGGGAAGAATCGAGTCCAGATATTGTCGGGAGTTTCACCCAACGCTCTTTTGCAGAAAGAAGTAACTGGCCTCTGCACCGCGACAGCGAACTTAATATGGCTGGCTTGTCATGCTCGCTCACCTTTCGGGAACCGTCCTATCGGCCAAGGCGGCCGGGAACCTAGGGACTATAGCTTGCCTTTTCCTAAAAGTAAACAAAAATCTTTAAGAATTTTTAAGGCGGCTAACCCCTTATGCATCGTTACTTTACTCGGCCTCCAAGATTTTCAACCACGTCGCCGGCTGCGCGACCCACGCCCCGGTCAACGTCGTGGCCAGGTCGTCCTTCTTCGTCAGCATCATCAAGATGCCATGATCAATTGTCTTCTGTCCTTGCGGCCCGACGGCGACAATGTCCGTGTAGCTGACGGCCTCGGTCTGCCCCGGTCGGTGGACGCGGTCATCAAATTGCAGCCGCTTTTCCAAACTGTAGTCGTTTGACGGGCGGATGACGGTGTGGCTTGCCGTCAGGTTCAAGCCTTTTGCGCCCGAGCCGAGTACGACGGCGACGAAAGCCGGGCCGGGCGGCGTTGTACGTGGGTCAAGGAGGCGGAGCGCCTTCTGACGATCGGCCGGCTTCTGCCCGCCCATGATGGCACCTACTTCGAGACCCTTCCGTTCTTTAAGCTCTGCGACGAGCCGTAGGACCTCGGGTCTGAACCGAGACCCGGATAGCACCTTGATGTTGGGATCTTCGTCAAGTCGCGCATCAAACCATTCGAGAAGCACGTCGAGTTTTTCGCGGCCGATCTCCTGGACGACCTTTTCTGTTTTTGGATTATCATCGGCGTCGTCATCCAACGACAGCTCTTCGACGCCACCCAAGAAGCCGCTCGTTATCTGTGCGAGGCGCATGATTCGCGTAACAGCAAGCGGTGCCAGCGAGGCAGTCTCGTGCGAGAGCCAGACCATCAGCTTATCGCGCATCTGCTTGTAGATGGCCCATAACTTGTCGGTCAAGACGGCTGTCAGTACAACGGGCGGCAACTTGGGCGGCAGGTCGAGGCAGTCCTTCTTTAGTCTTCGCAAAACGTATGGTGCCATCCTTTGTTGGATCTCTGTAATACCTTCCGGGCGCCACTCTTTAATCTGCTTTTTCATCCAGCCGCCCATGATGGCATGACGCGCTCGGAACTCGAAGTAAGACTCGACTCCTAAGATGCCGAAGCGCCGACGGCCACCGTCGAGCACGTTTGCCTGGCTGTAGATGTCGCCCGGGTGATTGGCGATAGGCGTACCATTGAGCAAGACGATCCTGCCACAACGTTTTCTCAACTTCAAACACGCCTTAGTCTGCTGCGTTCGGTGGCCTTTGATTGCGCTCGACTCGTCAAGCACGAGCATCGTCCTTGGGTTGCAGTATTTCAGGAGATGCTGGAGTCGCGTTTTCTCGCGGATAAAATCATAGTTTGTTACAACCCAGCGGAGGGCGCTTTCCTTCGGACCCCACTGTTTTATCTTCGTATGATACTCAGAGACACGGGCCGGGATCCAAAGGTGTTTAGTAAGCTCACCCAGCTCAGGGTCGAACCACACCGGACGGACAGATGCCGGGGCGACGACGATGACGCGATCGATGATATTAGCTTCAAAGAGGAATTGAGCCGCGATGATCACCTGCGCCGACTTCATCGCGCCCATCTCATCCATGATGAAGAAGTACGGGCTGTTAACAAGCGCGCTGACGCCTACCTTGACGTGGTCCTTGACACCTGACAGCTCAACGTCGCCGTCTTTGTTGATGACAGGGACTAAACGGCACTTCGAGAAGTCGAGGTTCATTCGGTGAACGGTCGGCGCTTGAGGATCTCTGCCAGGGCGTCGAGGCGGTCGCACCTGTCGTCGATCAAGTCGCCGTCTATTTGCAAAATCGTCATGACGATGACCCCGATCGCCTCGTGCCTCTTGTTAGCTTTGTTGCAGCGATCGCAACCGCATCCGCGTCGGTGCTCCGACAGCGTGTTGTACATGTCGCCTCTCAGTAGCCGTATGTACGGACGGCTGAACCTGTCGACGTTTCCGATCCTGGGCCTCGACCACGTCGCCCGCAGCCATAGCCAGCTCATTGACGTAGCTCTGGAAGCCTCTGGAAAAACCTTTTCAACTCCTGAATGCAACTGCTGCATAGGTCGCACGCCGGTATGTCCGTCTGGCGGCTGCCGTCGATGGTGACCTCGACCTTGCCCGAGTGAAGCCCTACACGCATTACGTCATCGCCGCACCTGTCGCAGAATGTTTTGGTCATGCTTGCTCCGGTTCGCGGACGTCCACCTCCGCCAAATCGACCACTCGTCTCGCCCCGAGTTCCTTCGTCCCCGCCATGATGTGACCGAGCAGGGGGCGGTGCTCAGGCTTGCAGTAGATTACAGGCACTCCGTCGATCTTGAGCACAAGCATCAGCATGTTTTTCACCGTATCCTCTGAAAGTAGCAGTAGTGGCACAGCAGGCCGAAGACGGCGTACGCCCGCCGGCACCGGGTGCACAATAAAAGAGGCTTGCCGATGATTGTCATCACCACACCGCCTTCACCGTCTCTGGCGCGTGGGTCTCCTCGAGCCACGCGAAGCCGCAGCGCGGGCACTGGACGTGGAGGTGGACCGTCCACTCGCCGCTAGGGACCGAGGCGTCCAGGAAGTTCTGGACGCCGCCGCGTCTGCACCCGTCGCTGCACGCCCTGCGGTGGAACTCCCGGGTGTCGACAATCGAACGACTGCCGCAAGCAGGGCAGGTATCGATCGCTCCGTTTAGCGCGATTTTCATTTGTCACCCAATTTCAACTTGCCCCAGAACTCCCGCCACGCCTTGACGTCCTCGAGGTGAAGACGCCACAGCTCGGCCTGGACGTCGGCGGGTTGACTCTCGATGATCGTCGTCGCGAGCTTTGTGACAGCCTCGATAATCCTTAATATCGCCGTGATCGGGTCCATTTGTCATTCGCCTTTGTATGTTAGTCCCTGTTTTTTCGGGACGGGGCTCAATTGTTCAAGCCGGCGGTCCAGCTCCGCAGACTCGTATGCTTCTCGCTGCTCGTCTACCGGTCCCCAGAGATGAAATTTGATCGTCTGAGAGCCTCTAGAACGTTCGATTGTAAGCGTCTCCTCATGTAGTTTCATTTGTCATCCTTCTTCGGGAACCGCCCCTCGAGCGCCGCCTGGACGATCGCCTTCGTGTCGGCCGCGAAATCCGAGCGGAGCATCCACTTCAGGTAGTCTTTGTTCATCGTCCGCAGCGGCGTGTTCATGTGCTTACCGAAACCTATTGCCGCCTCGCGGTACCGCCACATGATCCGACCCGAGCGGTCGACCCACTCTGGTTCCTGCGGGTAGCATGCGTCAGACAGTTCGGCGACCGTGCGAGGTAGGTCCGGGTGCCGCGCGAGCTGCCCGGCCAGCACTGCCTCGGTCGCCCTGACGTCTCGCTCTGCGTCGTGCGCGTCCTCGAATCCGGCCGGATCGACGTACTCCTTGTAGGCCGCCGTCAGGTCGCGTGGGTGCTTGAGGTGATAAAGCCGCATGGAACAAATAAGGCAGGCGTCGGTCTTGGTCCAATCCCAGTCGATCAGCCGGCGGCGGAACTCGGCCCTGAGAACGCGCAAATCGAAGGCGACGTTGTAGCCGGCATAGTCCGTGTCGGCGAGCTTGGCGGCTAGCCCCTCGGCGTAGCGCGCGAATGGCGGCGCGTCGGCCAGCATTTCGTCGGTGATGTGATTCCTGGCCGTCGTCTCCGGCGGCATCGGCATCCGCGGGTTGATGTAGCTGGTCCACGAGACTGGATCTTGGTCTGGATAGTGCCGCGTGATGTTGATCTGTACGATCCGGTCCTCGTCTGGGTTCTTCCCCGTGGTCTCGAGGTCCAATTCTGTCAGCGGGCGCGTGAGCCGGAGGACGGTGGCGAGGTTGATCATTTGGCTTTGCTGAGACGAAATTCTGGGACCCACGCCGAGTAGTTCGAGCCATTACAAAACCACGCGATTTCTACCTCGTGCCTAACCTCGCGGAACAGAACACCCGTCACCACGGCTACGATGGAAGCATCTGTGTCAACATGGACCCGTTGGCCTATCTTGAACTTTGCGGCGTAGGTGACGAGTTCTTCAGGCATGCTTAATTCCATGCGCGGTCAGCCAGAACGAGAACCCGATGTCCCACAGGTCTAAGGACGTATCCGCCCGGCTGCAGCCACACTCGGCGTATCCTCTCGCCTCCATGCGCTCGTCGGCCTCGAGCATGGCCGTCTCGAAGGCCACGCGCTGGTCCTTAGTGCCGCAGCGCGACGCGTCGACCCATTGGCGTAGGGTTATGAGTGGATCACGATCCATCCTATCTGTATGATAGGGCCCTCTTTAAGCGCGTCGGCGACGAACAGGATCATGTCCATCGATGTCTCGACTTGACGCTTGAGCTTTAGAAAGTTCTCGCTTTGACCACCCGTTTCCAGCGTCACCATCTTATGGACTTGGATGGACACCTCAAACTTCGCGCCTATCCGTTCCATTGTCGTCACTTCGCGCTCTCGATCTTTCTTTTCCACTCCGCCTGTAGCCGACGCTGCGCTTCCACTTGCTGTATGCGTCGAGAGTGAGTCTCGAAGAGCAGCTTCACCATCACCGCGTACTGCGTGCCGAGCCAACTTCCGCGCGGCAAGACGCGCATCGTCAGGCCGATGAGCGCCATCGCCAGGTCTTCGCGCAACAGGTAGACGAGTTCGGTCCAGGGATTCATAACTTGTAATCGTCGTTTCTGTACACCTCCTGGGCAACGCTGACGACTGCCGCGCCAGGGAACCGGCGCTCGAAGTCTGCCTTCGCCATTTCATGTGTTTGAGCGTTGACGCGCTCAGGTGCAAGGTGTCCCCTGTTAGGGTGATGGCCGACGACGATCCACCACGGGTAGGCTGAAAGAGTTCCATCACTCATGTTCATGCTCCTTTTATTTCACTAGCTTGTCGAGCGCATCCGACGCCAGCTTCGAGACAGACAGCCCCTCGCTGCGGGCCTTTCGGTGGAGCGCCTTCTTGGTTTCCTCGTTGACGCTGACGCCAAGGAATGTCGTACGGCCTGACTTGACGCGGGGGCGCCAGACCTCGCCTTGCTTCAAGATTTGTTGAATGCGCTGCCGCTGAAGTCCGAACTTCTTGCTACACGATGCAATCGTCTGACCGGACTGGTAGTACGCACAAATGTCCTGGTTACGCTGCCCGAGGCCATAGCGTCGTTGGGCCATTTTCGATTTTTGCTCTTCAGTCACGGACATAGTCCTCCGAAAAATAGCTTTTATACTAACATAAAAACTTTTGTTAGTCTAGCTTTCATTCCCCCGAAGCGCAGCCAGCTGAGCATTGGTATGCCGGACGATAGCTGCCTTTGCGTCCTTGGGCGGCTCGCTGTTCTTGTCTTCAACCTCGCTTATAAGCCACACCTGCCCCGGGTCCATCGACAGCGTGGCGGCGATCTCGGTGCAGCTCTTGCCCTCGCGGCGCCACTCGTTGATAAGGACGCGGCGCGCTGCCAAGAAGTCGGCCCAGACGCTCATACCCGCCTCCACGTCCGTCCGCCGTCCCCCTTGTGGGTGAGCGCCAGCACCTGCCTGGCGAACCAATTGGGCATGTAACCATCGTGGCCGATCATCATCCGCTGGCTGTCGCGAAACGACCGCGAGGAAAAAAGTTGCCAATGCCAGTCGATTCTCTGAGCTAGCCTCGCAACGGCGCCGGCCCGGGCCCACGGCAGGCCGCAGCGCATGCACTCCAGCTCGCTAGCCTGCCACCAATGGTGGAAGGACAGATGGCAGGCGAGGCGTATTTGTTTCCTCACGATATCGGCCTCATGTCGTCGTCGGCCAGGCGACCTAAGACTTTGTCATCCCGGTTGTACATGAACGCGTGGACCTTATGCCTGTCGCAACCGTAGCGAAGCTCGCCGCGTGGCTCGAACCGCCGCCACATATCACCATGCTCGGTCACGTCGCGCACGTCGCGCACGGCATGGGTCGCCTGTGCTCCGCATGCATCGCATTTATGGTCTATCATCACGGCCTCATCACCATCACGACGGCCAAGTTGTCGGGCCCGTCCGAGAGCATGGCCGCCGTCTTCTGATCTTTAAGCTTGATCTCGACCGTTTGCCCACGGGCAGCGTTTAAGAAGTCGAGGACATAATTACCATTGATGCAAACCTTAAGCGGCGACCCCGCATACTCGACAGCAATCGACTCGTCGGCCGAGCCTACCTCGACACTCGACGATACAACTTCCATTCGTCCGGGTTCGACGGTCACGTAAGTCGCCGAATTGTTCTCAGCGGCGACAAGCACTCGACGAAGTGCAGCAGCCAACATATTGCGGTCGACGACGATCGTTTTATCATTGTCGCGTGGAATGATTCGGTCGTACTTCGGGAACTCTCCCTCGAAGAGACGCGAGATGAACAGTCTGTCGTCGACCTTAAAGAACGATTGATTCTTTCCAACAGTCAGCTCGACATCTTCCTCACCAAGCTGCCCGATCAGAACGTCCAACATTTTCATCGGAATGATGACACGCAAACTCGCCTCAGGGCACGCGGCCATAGATAGCGCCAGGCGTTTACCATCTGTCGCGGCCATCGCTGCAGCCGGTCCGGCTATCGTCAAGAGTGACCCTTGAAGCACGTGCTTCGTCGCGACGCTCGAAACCGAATAGCGCGTCCGAATGATAAGCTCGCTGAGCACGTTGCCGGGCATCATGCAAGAAGTCCCCTCGGTCTCAGGCTGCTTCGGAAAGTCATCAGCCGAAAGTGCCTGCAGCTGCGACTTGAACGCGCCACACTTGACGATGGTCTGCTTCTTGTCGCTTCGGATGTTGACGTCGGCGTCAGGAAACTGCTCGACCATTGCCAACAGCTTTCCGACGGGCAACGCAACGGTGCCCGGTTCCTCGACTTGAGCCCGACAGCTGGTACTGAGCCCGACCTCGAAGTCCGTCGAATAAAGGTGCAAGGCATCGAACTCCGCATTAATTAAGACGTGACTCAAAATGGCGATCGCTGGCTTGGTCGGCACAATCTTGTTGAGAAGCCGAAGCTCGACGGCCAGCTGTTGGCTGTTGACGGTGACGATCACGGCCTATCCCTTCTTGGAGCGACCCATTTTTCCTGTTCCCTAGCGATAAGGCAAACCAGCGTTCTGTCCGCGTGGTACGTGCCCGTCAAATACCCCAGCTGTTGGCACACCTTATGGGATGAACCCATGTCTGCTATAAAGATGCCGAGGCCCAGGCCGGCGAGAAACAGAAGTATGCCGACACTCAACCAACGTTTGTCGTGGTCTGTCATTTGTCATTCACCCTAATTACACGGCTGTCCGGTGTCGGCTACGAACATCTGCGTACCGCAGGCTATCGCGCGGCGGTCATTTCCTTTCAGGACTGAGACGCAGACTTGTCCTTCCGATCCCCACTTTTCGGTCTCGCCGTACGAAGCCCGTTCGCCGCAGACCGTCCACGGTCCGATGCGCTCGCCGCCGATCCGAAACACGCGGTACGGCGTGCGGAAGTCCTGTGGCGACGCCGGGGCCTCGGCGCGGGTGTAGATCGACGTCAACGTCTGGATTATCAACATCGTCGACGTAACGAGCAGCCCGGTGCCGAGGATGAGGAGTTTCGTCCTCGTCGTCATTGCCGCCTGCCCGCGACGATCTCGAAGCGGCCCCAGCCGTAGGTCGACGGCAGCCCCCGGATGTATTGATGATCGACGCCGCTCCACGACGACAGGTCGATCGGCGGCGACGGACTCTCGAGGCGGATTTCGGTCAGCAGCCCGACCATCCGGAACTCCCTCTCGATCTTCATGAAGACGGGGTGCCCTATTTGCGAGGAAGCTACGAAGGGATTGTCGACCTGCATCGGCTGCCCGATGAGCGCCGGCTGGGCGACCTCGAGGGCCTTGACGTCCTCGGGCGACGCCAGCTTGACGAGGGCCGTGCCCGCGGCGGCGCTGGTCGAGACCAGGAGGCCCTTGATGAACGTGCGTCGGTCGGTGCTCATGACACCGGCTCCTTTGCCAAGTCACGCACGGACCGCAGGAACGCCTGCTCGCGGTCGGCCGGCGGACGCTCGTAGCGCTGGGCAACGGTCGCCAGCCGGTGCAGGGCGTTCGCGATGGCCAGCCGGCCGAGCGTGACGCCGGAATACGGATCCCAATAAAGAGCAGACACAAACAGTAGATGACTTTCATCAACGGTGACGTCAAGAAATTCGCGGATCGTGCTGGAGTCAGCGGTGCCGAAAACGTTGCGCTCAGCGCCTAGCCTCACGCACTGGCATGCGACGCAGCCGCGGTCCATGTTAAAGTAGGACGAATAATCGAATTCCCCCGGCGGCATAGCTTTCAGGTGCGCGACCAACCTGTCGTAGTTTGTCCAGTTCATAAATTCCTCCAGAAATTTACAGGGCCGGCGGACTTGCTTTAACGCGGAATCCGCGACCGACCCGGCCGTCCTCTGCTCCCCACACTCAGCTCGAGCGTGTTTTGCCCGCGTAGACGGCAACGGCGGGCCAGAGAGTGAAAGTGCCGGGATGCGGAGTACTATTCCGCGCCTCACCCGTCCCGGCGCGGGCGCCCAGGAGCTCCTAGGGGTCCCCGAAAACGGCTACGACCACCACCCGAAGATCAAATCATCGATCAGGTCGGTCCACAGGTTGAGCTCGTAGGCGAACTTGACGTACCAGGGAGTCGTAGACGCACACAGTGCCGCACCGGGAACGCAGGACTGCCGTGTCGCATCGCAGCACGCGAAGCACGGCTCCATCGCGACGATGATCGCAACCGCGACAATGCTGGCGAACACCACGCCTTGCAGCGCACGGTTCTGTCGTACACGAGCGAGATGAAATGCCTGCCCCCGGACTTGCGCGCGGTTAATGATGTCTGCAATCAGCTTGTCCATGGTGGAGCCCTCCTCTATTTGCACTCAGCCCAATTCGCCCCCGTTTTTACTGACCACAAAATAGGCACTTTTAGTTGCGGAAAGCTTTGTCGATTTAGGATCTCGTCGACCAACTCTCGCGTTTCTGGCGTCGTCGCGTCGCCTGTAACTTCGTCGTGGACAGTCAACCGAAGAACGAGCCCAGTTCGACGCCGTTCGGCGTGCAGCTCGACGAGCTTCTTTTTCATGATGTCGGCGGCGGTTCCCTGAATGACGCGGTTCCAGCCGATGTATGTCTTGTAGTTTGTCGGAAAGCGTGAACGTCGTCCGAGCAATGTCTTGACGTAGCCGCGGTGCTGAAGTTCGCGGTGAAGTTTGTCGCCCTGCTTGCAGTAATTATCACACGCTGGTTTTGCCAAATGAGCCGCCCGCGCAAGGAGTTGATCGCCTTCCGGCATCATCTTCCCATAAGCAGCCTCGATCTCGTGAATCAAGTTCAACCGCGGATCGTCCCAGCGCTTGGCAGCTCGTATCTCTTCGCCTTCATCCTCGGTGATGAAACCCATCATGACGGCAAGCTTGATAGAGCGGGCGCCGTACTGCTTGGCAAAGTTGAACGACTTTTGATGAGAGTACAACATGTTGGGCTTGTACGCCTTCATCATTTCCCACGTCATCTCGTGGAACGAGATCAGCGGGTTCTTTTGATACCCCTCGAGAACCTTCTTGTTGTTTGCGTGGTGCGCTAACAAGCGATACTCGATCTGTCTGGCGTCTCCAGCCAGATGGTCGCCGCTGCCTGGAACGAAAAGGCGTCGCGGAAAAAGATCGTCGCCGAAGACCGCGCCGTGATTGTCGGCATTCGGCACCTGTTGAACATAGCCGATTGAAAAACGACCGCTGACGGTGCCTCCCTCGTCGTTCCGCAATTGATTGATGTCGAATCGTAGAATGCCGTCGGAGCCAACATTTTCCTTGTACGCCTTGAACGTCTTGCTGTTCAACGAGGCGTACTGCGCAGCCAGGTGCCCCTTCTTGACAAGCGGGTGGTCGATGATGCCGATGACACTTTCCTTCACGCTGTCGGTTGTTGGCAGGCCAAGCTTTTCAAAGAGTCGCTGCCAGCTTTTCGACGTATGGTCGAAGGCGAAGCCAGCCTCATCAGCGATTTCCATCAACAGCGCGCCATAACGCTTCGAACACTCGGCCTCGTATTTCTCGAGTAGCTCCAAGTTCAACGGCGCGCCATTCTTTTCCATCTCGACGACGCAGGGGATGACCTGATCCTCGAGATTCTGGACGTCGCGTAGTTCTTGCTTGTCAAGCTCCGGATACATCACGTCGCGGAGTCGCCCGACAAGACGCGCCGTAAAAATCTCCCGCTCGGCCACCTCGGCAGCGTGATACCCGGCATGCTGACTCTCGTCGACGCGCCCGACGAACGGCTCGCCCGGCAGGTAATCTTCAGCTAGCTTGTCGAGCTTGAACTGTTTGCGGTGATCGTCGAGCAGCGCGGCCGTATGCTGGATGTCACTGAACATGCAGCTTTGCTTCTCGAAGTCGACGTCGACGTTGCGGCCCATGTGAAGGTCAAAGCGCGTGTTGGCGTTGGTAATCTTCTTGTGCTTGACGTCGCGTAAGAAGTTCAAGACTTGATCTCGGTCGAGGTTGCCGCCGGCAAAACCGAAGGGTAGGAATCGTGTTAACCGACCATCGAGTGTGCTGACCGTGACGCCGACAGGCTTACTGCCGCCGGCCCAGTCAAGGCCGTCGGTAGCGAAGTTCAAGATGATCTCGTCGACGTTGGAGAGGTCTGGAATCTCGTCCGGCTTCCAGTCGGGGTCGACGCGAGCGGGCGCCGAGCCGAGAAACTGGGCGAGGGTTTGTGTCGACTGCTCATACGTCTCGACAACAACAGGCCTTCCCGCAGTAAGCTGCCATTCGGGACGTTCCAGATTCTTGAGGCTCCCATATTCAGTTTCGGGTGCTGTCAGTAACGCGATCAACTCTTCTCGGCACTCCTTGATATCTTCCCGATCAGCGTCGGTCAACGCAGACGAATTGGTGGCGAACAACTTTCCCTCTTTGACAAAAAGCCGGTGCCCCCGCATCTCGAGGCCGGCCCGCAGGGCTTCTGGCAGGCTGACCTCCTGAGCCGGCTCAGGCTGATCGTCCGACAGTTCTTTGGGCTGTTCCAGGCTGACCAGGACCGGCTTTTCCGGCTGGGCTGGAGCTTTACCCTGGTCCGAGGGGACGACGTTAGGGCCGGCTGCCACGGGCCGGGTTTCGGTGGGGGCGAAAGAAGAGCGAAGCACGAAGTCCAGCGCCGAGACGGGGCTCGGTGCGAGCGACACCGCTGACCTGTCGTTCGACCGCTTCTGCCCGACGTGACCAACGATCTCATCTGGAGGCATCGAGTCGAGCTTCATGCCGTAATCGTTTGTCGCTCCCGAAACGACGACGCCTTTCGAAACCAACTTGTTTTCTCTGAACCGTCTGTAGTCAACCTGATGCTGCCATCGTTTCCACTTCCGCTCGACGACGACTTGGTCTGGATGCTGCTCGCGCAACGACTCAGCCATCAGCCAACGGCCGTCCTTCGAGAGGATCGACAGTCCTTCCTTACACGGAAGATCGGTCGGACCAACGGGACGATCGGTGACACCGTACCCGTCAACGTGGCGCTTGCAGATGGAACACGCAAGGGCATGAGATTCCCACTCGGCCTGCGCCGCCTCGGCACCCTTGTACAGCTCATCCGTGTTGCCGCCCTTCATCGTGAGCGTTGGCATCTTGTACATCAAGAACGCGTTGAAGAGCACCGTGCAATGACCATCTTTTAAGATCCGTAATGACAGGTCGGTGTCCTCGTTGTAACGCCCACGCCATCGATGCGGGATCTTGTTGCTGAGCAGGATGCCCGAGTAGCAACGGGTGTTCAACGTGATCGGCCGAATTTTCGAGCCTTGCTTTCTCGGCGCGAAGTAATCGTAGTTGAATGCAGCCATGACGACATTTTTATATCGGTCGACGAAGTCTTCGGCGGCGCAAAACGTGGCGCCAGAGTCAACCTCAACCTTCAAGTTGTCTTGGAAGCGACAGAACCCGCCGATGTTGTCGTCGAGGATCCAATGCCGCTCAGCTCCAGTCGCGACGGCGTGCTCCCAGACCCAGTTGCGAGCCGGGATGCCGCCGAGGCCAAGGTTGCTGAATGGCAGGGTGAGGATCTTTGCCGGATCGATCACCGCAGCATACCGATCGTATTCCTGCGGCTCGACGACGATGTGATACGGCACTCCGATCCACTCGAGACTCTTGCTTGTCAGGCGAGATTCCCAACGGCCCTTTGAGATGATGTAGACTGGGTAGCGAGGCGTAACCTTCTCGCCGCGCGTGAAGACCTTGTCAGACGCCTTGCGAATCTCGGCCTTAGGATGCCAGATGAACTGCGTCTTCGAGTGGATCGTTTGACCGACCAACTTGGCAAATGCTTCCCGATCGGCGATCGTCTTGAAGTGGACGCGTAACGTCTGCCACGGCATCAAGTCATCGTGGTCGTAGTCTGGCATGCCTTGCCAGGTGATCTTCCAGTCCGGTGCAAGCTCCTCGTCCGGATAGAGGTTCGGCTGGTCCTCGGTGCCAGGCAGGTTTGGGCCTGACTCCTCGTCGTTCGAAGACATCAGGCAGTACCTTATAACTTTATAAAAAGAATGTCCAGCCTAAAATGAGGCCGGCCGAAAAAAAAAACAGGCCCGGCTGCCCGGCCAGGCCTGTTCGTAAGAGAACCAGGTCCGACTTACATCGCCGGCTGCGAGGCCGCCTTCGCCTTGAGGGCTGCAAGCGCCTTCTCGCGCTGTGCGATCTTCTCGGCCAGCGTCGGCTTCGGCGCGTTCTTCCGCGCCTCCTTGCGCTGCTCCGGCGTCAGCTTTTCTTTCGGCAGGGCGAAGGCTCCGTCGGCGACGTCGATCGTCCGCGGCGCGGTCTTGTTCGGAAAGGCCGAGACCGAGATCCGGATCGTGGTGACCGCGCCGGAATAGAAGGCCGTTCGGCTGTTCTTGCTGAGTCCCTTGAGGGTGAGTGTCATCGGATAACTCCTGGTTGTGGCCGGCGTGATTGCCGGCAAGCTTTCTGCCGGTTCCAGCACCGGCGGGCTGTCTGCCGGCTTTGCCGCCGGCGGGCTGTCTTCTGTTAACTGAGATTCTATCTCGGCCCTCGTCGCGATGTCTACAACTTTCTGCGGTCGATTCTTGCGATTGCCAAAATAATTTCGGCTCGGCTTTTTCTCTGCTGCCTTGGCTGCTCTTGACATGGGGTCTCCTTTATATTGTTTGTGATTCAGACTGCTTTGGCGTCGGTTTCTCGCCGTGGATAAATTCGACATCGACGACTTCGCCGGTGGCCAACATATCCCAGCGGTCGATGATGTAGCGGTGGGCAGCTGGCAGCGTCCGCGCGCCCGTTGTCCACTTGTAGGGGTCATAATTGCACTCGCCGCCCTCGAGCCGCGTCAGCAGCACGTAGGGCTCCGGCTCCCCGCCTATAACCTTGATACCCGAGAGATTAGGGCGTATCTGCTCCTCGGTATACCCGGCACTCCGCAGCAGGTAACGCTCGGCTGCGTCGCGGTAGGCGAGCTTGACCGCAATCACTGGGATGAACGTCATGCGGTCGCGAACTTCAAAGAGCTTGATTTCCATGGTCAGACTCCCAGGAGCCTCTTGACTCCTTGATTTATGAATGCCATGACGGTTGTAGCGAGAACTTCAGAGCGCTTCCAGCCCTCAATTTTACGCTCGTACGAGCAGTTCCCTTTGCACGTCTCACAATCTGGGTCAACTCCGCCTTCCAAGCAGGATAGGCACGGTTCCGTCCGCATGTGATCATCTAAGCGCATCGTTGCTGTGCAATTTTCGGAGTCGAAAGAAACCGCACGGACAACTTTGTCATCAACACTTGTGACGATCCAAAGTTGCCCGCCAGGAGACTTGATGACGTTGCCGATGCGCATCACTCCGCTTCCCTTTCTTCCGCCTGCTCGATGTCGTCGACCGCTTTCAGCTCGACTATCCTGCTACCGCAAAGATCGTGGTAGCCGGTCGTCGCGATGAACTCGCGACCGCTTGTCGAGAGCTTCAGCGTCGCGATCCCCTGGTAAGACGCCCAGTCCCCATGGCACCGGACGCCACCTGGCGTTCCTTCTAGGACGATCCGGTGTGAGCCCTTGCCGTTATAAACGTGGAAGAGTTTCATTGTCAATCTCCCTTAACCAACAATCCGCTTGATGTCCTCTGCCAACGTTTCCTTGCGGCGGAGATAGCCGGCAAAAAGCTTGTCAGCTGCTTCGCGTCTTTCGAAATCTACCCTAGCTTCATATCTGTCGAAGGCCCTATCTCGCTCAACGACCGCACGCTCTAGGTGTCTGCTCGTCTACTCGCCGGTGTCTTTTGGGAGGCGCATCGGTCAGCTCCCCAACAACTTCGTCGTCGTCCCGAGCCCCCGCCGCCCGATTGCCATCGCGTCGGCCGCGGCGCGTCCGCGCTTGGCACCTTCCGCGTTACTGGATCGCAAGGCGGTCAGGCTCTTGGACCCGCCACGACGCTTCTTGAACTTGTCGTCGATGTACTTTTCCACCTTCGTCATCGCGCCGCCGAGGCGAACCAACGCGACCGAGGTTCCCTCAGGTGCGGCAGCGACCGCTGCTTTGCGGGCCTCGTCGAATCGCTCACCGATCCGACGGATGAAGGCGTTCAGCCAGGCCTCGATGAACCCCGGCTCGCGCGCCTTCCACTTCCCGTGCTCGGCTACGCTTTCCATCCCGTAGTCGTGATATGCCTGATTACAGAGATCGACCGCAGCAGGCACCAGCGTGCCGTAGGCATACTCGGCGACCACGGCGTGGCTCTTGGTCCCGACGAACCAGATCTTGTTCGACCCGCGGCGAATCAAGAACGTGCAGAGGTGGGCCTTTGCCACGATGCGGGCGAGAGATTCCTGCCAGGCGATCCGCGTCTTCTTGTCCTTGATGTTGTAGGCGGCCATGTTGACCTCGACCTCGATCACCGGGTCGTTATCCGCGCCGCGCGCGTAGTCGATGTCTGAGGGCTGTAGCTCGTGCTCGATCAGCATCCGGTTGATCGCGCCGGCGAACGCCTCGGCCGCAGCGCTGTTGCCAATCGTCTGCTCGCTGTCGCGCGAGGCCTGCATCTTGACGAGACGCGCGAGCACCTTCTCACGGTGGTCGACGGTCTGATTTTCAATGGCGCCAAGCAGCTCCACCGCGAAGGCGTAGAACTCGGCACCGTGGTTCATGTGGCGAAGGTGCGCCAGCTCGTGGGCCGCCGTTTGCCAAACTTCCGCAGGCGTCCGCGGCGATGGGCAAAACTCGCCGTCGATGGTCGCCCGCATTACGATGCGGATGTTGCCGTCCGCAGTGCAGAAGCCCAGCCGGTCGGCCATGCCGCTCTCGGGCATCGTCATCGGCGCGACGCTCTTGAGCGGCAGGCGGTAATTTTGGGCCACTCGACGCATCGCCGAGGCGACCTCGTAGAAAAAGAGCGCGTCGTCGGGGTGGAGGAGGGGATTGGTCATCGGACCGTCTCCGACACCGTCACCGCGTCAACCACTCGCGCGTCGCCGTCGGAGTCGACGACCATGTTCATGCGCTCGCGCGTCTGCGTATCGAAGGCGAAGGCGAGAATCAACGGCTTGTCCCAGCTGTTCAGCGGGTCGGCTCCACGGCGTGCGCGCTCGCGAACCGACATAAGGGGCTTGGAAATGTCGTTCGTAAAGATCTGCCAAGAACTGACGCTGCCGTCGATGGCCACGGTCGAGATGTGGAAGTATCGGTTAGCGTTCATGTCAAGCACCTCGGGCACCAGTATACAAGATGTTAAAAAGAATGTAAAGCGGCCCTAAGTGCTTGAGTCTAAAGGCTTTATCAGCATGGCGTTCACGCCTGTTTTCACCACGATGAACCGCCAGCCATCCTCGTCCGACGCAAGAAAGCCGCCCACGGTCTTCTTGCCAACATAGACACAGGCCGGAATCGAGAAGAACGTGTCGGGCTCGGCAGTGGCGAAGGCGGTTCGCCTGACGCCGTCCTCGCACGAGCAGTTTTCGACCTTAGCGACCGACGCGAACGGGTCTGCCGTGCGGAAGCACATGGAGCCATTCGGGTACGTTGTCGGCGCTGGCGACGTTTTGTCAAGACGATACTTGAGGCCCATCAGTGCATCCTGTTCATTCGGATTTCCTTCGCGTGTCCATACGTCGCCTTCCAGCTCTCGTAATACGTATCAAGCATCCACTCCTCGACGCGGGTGGTATTCGGCCGCTCAGGCAGCGGCGACGTCGTATAAAGATCGCGCAGCCTGACTTCCAGATAGCCGGTCTCCGTCAACACGTCGTTCAGCGAGACCTCGCCGCGCCGGACCGCCCGCACCCGCTCGCGCTCCACCTCAGGCATCGGCAAAGTCAGACGTCCGGTTTCCATAAACTCCACGCCCTGATAGCCAAGCCGCAGCATATGGCCGGCGTACTTCGTGTCGAAGCCGTACGCCTCGACCAACTCGCGACGGTTGACGTTCTTCTGACCGCGCTCTCCTAGCAGCCGCTGGCGCTGTGCTTGCAGATAACCGAGGTAGTGCGCGCCGGCTGTTCTCGACGCGAAGCAGGGTGCCAGTTCCAACAGGCTCTGTCCTCTTGCGTTGCATACGATGTAGGACGGCGAGAACAACAGCGTGATGACAGTAGGATTGCCCTTCAGCGCGAGGCGAATCCATTTCCGGAGGCTATAGATCGTCAAGTCCAAATCGCCAGGTTGGCTTGGCGCATCATGTTGTTGCTCGCGCACGGCAGCCGTACGGTAGATGTGCTGCTCGAACGTTTCCTTGATCCCTTGCGCCAGCTCGTACGGCTCGAGGCAGACACCCATCTCGTCGCGGTCGTCCTTGCCGGCTTCAGCGATGCCGTGGATACCCGAGCCTACTTCACAGCGGAGGAACGTCGCCTTTTCAATCCAGTCGCGTGTCATACTTCCTTCTTTCTTGAGGCGTCACCCTCTTCGATCTTGACTTCCTTGAGCTCGCGGATTTCCCACTCACGTTCGAGGGTCTTCTCCGCTACCGTGCGGAGCACTGTCCGATTGTCGGAGTCGATGACGAAGCGCCACCCACCAGTAAATCCGTTGTATTCGTATAGGCGATATTTCATGCCATCTCTCCTTCTTTCCTCAGCCTCGTATACTTCCGCCGCCACTCGTCCCACTTGTCGACGGCCATCAGGTCACGGCATTGCTGCGGCGAGCGCGAGTCAAAGCGCACGCGGAGGTCCTCGTCGTAGACGACGTAGCCGTCAGGCAGGCGGATCGTGACGACGTGGAAGCGGACGTTAATCGGCATCCTTGTGCCCCTTCCATCCGGCCGGCGGCGAGCCGTGTTGCATGTACCAAAGGTGGAGCACGAGCGCCTCGAGCTTCTTGATCCGTGCCTCGGCCTGGTTGATCGCGTCGATCATGACCATGCTTGGGCCAGCATCGCCTGTGTAGCGTGCCTCAAGAGCAAAGAAAGCGTCACGGAGTTCGTTCATCGGCGGCCTCCTGTTTGCACATCTGCCTGTTGATTTCGTCGTCGCTCATGGCCCGCGACGCCCGGTAACGGATCGTGAGGAACCGGTCGATCCCGGTAGCCCGCGCGTGCTCGATGACCCCGAGCGTCCCGTATCGGTAGTTGATGAATCCGTGCTTGTCCGCGCTGATGAAGAGCGTCATTTTATTACCTCATAACAGGAAGCAGATGCGTCCGCCGCCATACGTTCCCCGCCGACCAGACCATCAGCACGCCGCAGAGGCAGTGCTGGTAGAACTGGTTCCCCCTGCAGGCCGCACCGCGCTCGAGCAGCCGCGCGAGGTCGCCGTAGTCGGGCGGCCCGAGCCTACGCTCGCAGTCGGGGCAGTTCGTCGGCGGCTGCTCCTCGGGCGTGCCCCAGCCGAAGTGTCGTTCAGTCATGATCCATCTCCACGCAAAGGAAAACCTCTTCTTCCGGCGCGTGCTCGCTCGGCTCGACGGCATCGAGCTGAAACTCGGCCTCGTCGGCGGCATTCCAGATGAAAACTTCCGCGTCGCCAGGATAGTCGAGCAGCGCGATGATCAATTGCTTGACGGTCATGGGTCCTCCTTTTCGACCTGCTCGTTCAGCAGGTTCAGGAATCGCTCGTCGAGCGCATTAGGCCGATCGGCCGGCGCGTATTTGTCGCGGCCCGTCTTCATCCAGGCGCCGCCGCGCGGCGGGACGCGCAGGATGGATGGGTTCTTCTGGACGAACTGGAATCGCTCGCCGGCGCGGAGGTCGGAGAACTTCATGCGCACGCCCACCACCCGCACCGGGCGACGAGGCGGTCGTACGCCTTCTTGACTTCCTCCGGGACGGTCTCCAGGAGGATTTCGTCCGCCGCCCCGTGCGCGGCTTCCGGGTCGCCGCCGGTCAGGGCGTCGAGCCGCTTGACGGCTTCCTTCGGGTCGAGACGTTTGCGTTTCATCTTTCGCGCTCCTTTACGTGATTACGTATCCATTCTTTTCGCACCACGCGATACACTCCGTATGCGAGGGTGAAATGAACAGCGTTTGATGTTGGTCGAACACCTCGAACTGGTAAGGAGTCCGTCCGCGGAGCCGAGCGAGGATGGAAACCTTCTGCTCCTTTGTTCTTATCGAAACGCGTTTGTCTTCCGTGTTGTCAGTCATCGTTCACCTGTTCACCAGATACACCTTGTGCTGCGGCACGCGCAGCGGCTTATCATCGGGCCCCTTGACGTAGGGCGAGATCCAGATCAGCTTGCGGTCTTTGTGCCCGGGGCCTACCGGCTGGTTGCGGACGTGTCCGTCGACGATGAACCTGAAGCCGTATTCGCGATGCCCAGCGTCCGGGTTGACCGACAGGTGACGCTCCTGCCGCCGCAGCCTGATGACCTTGACGTAGTCGAGTTTCTCCTTCGGCTCCAGCACGCGGTCGAATTCCTTGCGACGGTGCCGCTCGACGTGGCCGTCCTCGGTCGTCAGCACGGGGGCCTTGGAGGTCAGCCACATCAGCGCGGCCAGCACGAACTTGCTGATGACCAACGAAACGTGCTTGAACTGCTTCTCGCCGACGATCGTTTCTCCCGCAAAGCGACCGCCGGGTCCGTATTGCAGGGCGTGCTCCCTCGCGATGCGGGCCATCATCTCGTCGATCGTCTCGCCGTGGTGCCAGCACCAGACCTGCGACGGGCAGACCATGTAGCTCCGGATACTTGGGTTGTCCTTGAACGGGTCGCTGGTCCAGCAGATGCAGACGAAGACCTTCGAGCTTCTTGGTGTGGGGCCTTCGTCGAGGAACTGGTTTTTGCCGTCAACCCACGCCGCGCTGAACGCTTGAATCGGCACGTCGGACGTCGTGGTCTTGAGAGGAAGCGGCGCCTCGAAGTGCCACCAAACGGCGTTCGTCTCGAGGTTCCAGCTGTTGAGCTGGGCGTCCGTCGGGATCTTGTCGGCGATCGCGAAGACGGCGTCGATCGATTCCCTCGTCCAATAAAATGGCCTGGCGTTGGTGATCACGAGGTCGTCGAGGGTCCAAGCGCCGGACAGCCTACGGATGCTCTCTTGTGGCGAGGCACGGAGCATCTTGATGATCCGCTTCGCGTCGATCTGCGACTCGACGGCGCGGAGCCATTCCTGGCCGGGGCGCGGCGGGGCGGCGAGCTGGGTTTCCATGTCAGTTCACTCCATCGGCCACGACGCGGGGCCGGGCTCCAATAGGAACAAGCCGATCAGCAGCGCGGCGGTCAGCAGCAGCGCGCCGACGAGGATGCGGTTCGGCCTCACGATTTTTCCCCGTAGTCAATTGGCGGCGGCACCCTCGATACAGTCCGGTCCGTCTCCCTGATCGCCGCCGCGATGTCCTGCAGCGCGTAGACGACGGCCCAAGCGATGCGGAGCACTACGATCCAACGATTTCCGGCGGCGCTCGCCTCCTCGGCCATTCTCATCTTGTGAGCGGCTTGATCTTGGAGCGTCATTTCAGTCCCCCGAATCGCAAACCCGCCGCACGACGTAGCGGAAATATTCGTAGGTGTGGATCCGCGTGTAGGGCTCGCCGCTGTAGATGTTCATCGGCGGGACGTCGGGCAGCGCCGCGCCCGTCCGCTTGTCGAACGTCGCCGGCTTGACCTCGTCCTGGATCTTCCCGTGCTCCATGAGGTCGTAGGCTTGCCCGAAGCCGAGCAGCCCGCAAGCGTCGAGGCGCGCAAGGTCGTCGGCGTCGAGCTCGACGCGGCTGACGATCTCGTAGTTCGTGTAGGTCACGCAGCGAAACGGCGCCGACGCGCCGATCACCTTGATCGTGAGCTCCGGCCGCTGCACCGGGAAGCGGACGGCGTGCAGATCGTCGTTGAACGGGGTCTTCGGTTCGTCGAGCGTCAGTCTCATGTCGGTCATGGCTTCTCCTTTTTCGCGGGCAGCGCCGCGATCTGCCCCAGCGCCTCAGTCACCGCCGCGGGCGTCAAGTGCCCGAGGACGTCGTCCGTCACCGGCGTCGTATAGTCGAGGCGCCCGTCCGGCCCGCGCACGGCGAGCTCGTAGAGCCCCGCGCTGCCGCCGTAGGTATAGCGCCCGCGGACGACGGACGCGCCGTAGCCGTTCGGAAAGGTGACCTGGGCTTGCTCGCCCATCCCCGCCAGCGATTCGAACTTCAGGTCGTTGAACGTCATCTTGATCTCCTGCCGCCAAGCTTACCACTTCTTAAAAACAATGTCTACTCGCCGTTTTCCTTAGCGATTACCTCGTATTCGACGACCCACCCGGCGTCGCCCAACTTGACGCTGACGATCCGCGTCTGGACGACGTAGCGCCCGACCGACTCGATCCGCAGCAGCTGGCCGCGGGCGAGCTTCAGCCGCTCCTGGACGCCGACGTCGACGGTGAAGGTCGGCATCAATTCGACGGCAGCTTGTGTGTGTGTGTGTTCATGACCGACTCATCACCGCGTCGCTTGGCGCGGTCGAGCGCGCCCAGGAGGTCGTCGTCGACCTCCTCGACCCTGATCCACACGACGCGCCCGCCCGAGAGTTTGATCGGCTGGCGGTCGGGGGCTTTGTTCAGCGAGTAGTAAAAGATGCCTGTCATCATTCGTTCCTCTAAAATTCTTCGGCCAGCCGTTCCGCCTCCTCGAGCTCCTCGGCCAGTTTGGATTCCGCCTCCGCCTCCTGCCGCGCGGCCTCGTCGGCGGCGGCCTTGAATTCAGGCTTGACGTCGGCACCGCCCTCGTCGACGTGCTCGCAGCCCTCCGACGCCCAGGCGCGGCAGATCGGGCATTTCCAATTTCCTTGCGCCGGCCCGCAGGACCAACAACAGATGTCGCCGCACATGCAAGCCATCAGTATCTCCCTTCAATTCTTAACGGGACGAGTCCCTTGCGCGGCTCGAGCGTGCCGACCGTGACGAGGAGCTTTGACCCGTTGACCAGGTCTAGCTGGTAATACAAATTGATGCGTCCGTCTATCTCTACGTCCATCTCGTCCGCGTCGAACGGCGCGACCGTGTGTTTCAGCGCGGCTATCAGGTGGCTGAGCTTCATGTGTTTTCCTCCCTGACCGTTCCGTCCGGCCACACGGTATACACCGACCGTCCGATCTTCTTCTTCGCATACCGATACGTCGCCCACGTGCCCGAGCGCAGGACCTCCCGGTCTTCGCCGGGCGCGCATATCAGCGTCTCAGTCATGTCAACGATGATGCGGTTCCGCACCAGATAGGCGCGCTCCGGGTGGACGACGTCGGCCTTGCAGTAGGCTCGCTTGCCGTTTTCGATCGGCGGGTGGGCGTGGATCTCGCAATCAGCCCAGTGCCGCGCCAGCTTATGCGCCTCGGCGTCGGCCCCGACGCAGTCGCCGTGATGGAATTCTGTTAGCTCATCGTCAAACGATCCAAGCAGCCGCTCGACGGCCTCCTGCTGCGCCACCGTCATGCCGCGCTGCGTGCCGCTGAAGCCGATGTTCATGAAGCGCTCTTTTCTTTTTCAGCGACCAACTTTTCGGCCAGCACGATGACGTCGTAAATCTCCCAGTGCGCGACGCCCTCAAGCGGCGCCGCCAGCTTGCTGTAGGCTTCTTTTGCCCGACGGATGACTTCCTTTGGAGAGTGGCTCATTTTATCCTCCCAGCACCCGCGACGCTGCGCCCGACTCGCGCCAGTCGCGCTCGTTCATCGTGGTCCGCAATTGTTTCTTCACCACGCGTATCTGCCGGTCGAGCTCGCGCAGCCGCGCCCGCAGGCCGCGCCGCTTTGCTTGCAGCCCGGCTAGCGTGCGGGCCTGCCGGACCAGCGCCGCGTCGCGGTTTGCGGCGGCAGGCTCGAGCTTGTGGTAGATGGCAAGAGCTTCGGACTTCTTCATTGCTTTTCTCCTATCGACGGCCATCGTTTGTGCTCTGTCTTCGCCTTGCAGAGCGTGCAGTACAGCCGTTTGAGATCCCGGAACGCATCGCCGTGCTCCGACTCGTAGCTGACGACCCGGCCGCAGGTTCCGCAGCGCCAGTCGATGAACTTCTTCATCTAACCTCCTTAAAAAACGGTCGCAAGCGGGATGTCCCTTCTTTTCAACTATCGGGCAACGGATAGGGCTCCATTCGAAGCACCACCAAGCACCCGCTTGCGACCAGAGTCAGTGTAGCACTTCTTAAAAGGAATGTCTATAGCTGATTTCCTTAGCAAATCACGCGAAAATGGCGGTAGCCAGCAGGCCGGAAATATGCTAGGCTATCAGAGCCTGGGCGCGGCCCACCTGCCCAGCCCACCGGCAAAACGCGGTCAGAAAAAGCGGCTCGGTAGCCCCACGGGCTTCGCCGAGCACAGCTAGACCCTGTACTTGGGCCGAGCCGCTTTTTCTTTCAACGGAGGTCTACCGTTGCAAACGTATTTCATCTCTGATGGAACCCTTGTAAAAATAGGTAAAAGCGAAAACGCAGAAGCCCGCCTTTTACATTTTCAAACATCTCACGCGCAGCATCTGAAGCTGCTTCTTGTTCTTTCTGAAGACCGTGAACAAGAACTACACAAAAAATTCGCTGCCTACCACAAGCGCGGTGAATGGTTTTGGTTGTCGAATGACATTGAAGACTTCATCGTCGGGTATAACCCGCAATATCAGCGGCGAACTTTTCATGCTTGGATCATTTCCCGCCACAAGCAGCCCGACGCCATAGGGCGTCTCGCTCGTGAAATCCTTAAAGACCCTTATTATCCAAGAGAAGCAAACAAACTTGCATTCTTGCTCAGATATTATGACGGTGCGCGAAGATCGGACGCCTCTGAGCTTCGCAAAACGATAAAACGGGCTCATCGCGAGTGGCGCGAATTTTTAAGTTGGAAAAAAGCTCAACCGGCGCCGGTTGACATGCGGCCACGCCTCGTAAAGAAACCGACAACAGAGGCAGAATGACCCCGCAGGAAATTGTCAAGTCCTACCTCGAGAAGAACTTTCAGGTCACCTTCTGGCCGCAGATAGGCGACATCAAGGGTCCGAAGGAAAAAGACTGGCCGCATCATCCGAAGACGCTTGCCGACTGGCGAGAGGGATTACGCGTCGGGTTGATTACCGGCGTCGAGGTGGCACCTGACAAGTTCCTTCACGATATCGACATCGACTGGGAACCAGGCTCACTGATCGCGCAGTCGCTCCTCCCTCCAACGGGCTTCGTTTTTGGACGCGCCAGCAAACGAATCAGTCACTGCTTTTATGTTGCACCCGAGGCGCTGGCCTCGTTCAAGTACGAGGACATAGATAAGACTTGTTTAATTGAGCTTCGCGGCACGAAGGTCAACGGCGAGATAGGTCTTCAGACGATGGCGCCGCCGTCGGTCTGGACGAAAGGCACCAAGCAGGAGATGCTCGCCTTCGTGCGGCAAGACGATCCGGCATTCGTCGACGCCGCGTTGCTGAAGCAACGCGTCTGCCTAGCCGCCATCGCCATGATTCTCGCCAAGCACCTGGGTACGAACGGCTTCGGACACGAGCCCCGCCTGGCCTGGGCTGGATTTCTTCTTCGAGCAGGCATCAGCATCGACGAGCTGATCATGATGGGCGAGGCCATCAGCCGCCACTGTAACAACCGCGAGGTAGCCGACGTTCGTCGCGCGGTGGAGTCTACCGCCGCGTCGCTCCAACACGAGGGCAAGAAGGTCAAGGGCGGCCCTGCGCTGGCGAAGCTCTTAGGCAAGGGCGGGAAGCTCGTCATCGCGAGAATCAACGAGTGGCTGGGCCGTGATTCAGATTTCACCCGCGTGGAAGGGATCATCGTCAAGGACCATCAGCAGAACATCAGAAGGGCGGTCGAGCTGTTAGGCCGCGAGCTGTCATACAACAGCTTCTCGGACAAGATGCTCATGGACGGCGAGCCGCTTGAAGACCGACAGATGAACGACATGTGGCTCCGCATCGACGAAGAGCACCGCTTCCGCCCGACCTACATGTTCTTCGAGAAGGTCATCCACCGCATCGCCTGGGAAAATCCATTTCATCCTGTCAAGGATTACCTGGCAGGCCTTACGTGGGACGGCGTCGAGCGCCTCGACACGTGGCTGACAGCCTGTGCCGGCGTCGAAGACACGGCGTACTCGAGGGCCGTGGGTGCGATTGTGCTCGTCGCGGCCGTCAGACGGATTCGACAACCCGGAGCCAAGTACGACGAGCTGCTGATCATCGAGGGTCCACAGGGGTTGAACAAGTCTACGGCGCTGCGTGCCCTGTGCCCTCGTTCTGATTGGTTTTCTGATGACCTTCCACTGAACACCACGTCGCAACGCATCATCGAGGCCACGCTGGGCAAGTGGATCATCGAGGCATCAGACCTTGCCGGGCGCAGAAGGGCCGAGCGAGAGCATCTGAAGGCAACATTGTCACGACAGGTGGACGGTCCAGCCCGGCTTGCGTACGCACATCTCCCGGTCGAGAGGCCGCGGCAGTTCATCATCATCGGGACGACAAATTCTTCGGAGTACTTTGACGATCCGAGCGGAGCTCGCCGCTTCTGGCCTGTTACCATCAAGCGATTCGACATCGGCAAGGTACTCGAGATTCGAGATCAACTCTGGGCCGAGGCTTCAATTCGCGAGGCTTCAGGTACATCCATCAGGTTGTCCGAGGCGTTGTGGCCGGAAGCGACGCGACACCAAGAGAAGAGGCGTGAAATAGACCCTTGGGAGATGCCGCTCCGAGCGCTTCTGCTGGCGATTCCTGCCTCGAGCGACGATAAACGTCGCGTGTTGACCGATGACCTGTGGAGTGGATTGAACATAGACGTCAACAAGCGAGACAGATATGGCGGGGTGAGGATTGCGGAAATCATGCACCGATTGGGCTTCAAGCGGACGACGGTTAGAGTCAGCAATACGGTCGGGTCCGGCTACGTGACCGAGAGGGTCGGACTGCTGGAGCTGGTCGACGAGGGTCGGACTCCGGGCGAGGATGATGCCGGAGAGGAGACCCCCGAGATTCCGTTTTAGGCTAGGAAAAGGCCTGTTACAAGGATTACAAGAGTTACAAACGAGCTTTGGATGGCCCGAGACAGGCTGTTACAAGGATTACAAGAGTTACAAAGTCCGGGTTGTAATCTGTAAGCTGTTGTAAGCGAGGATCCTCTGGCGGTTATTTTCGGCAGTGTATTCCAAAATTACTTGGCTACTTATATAGAAGTCTTTATACTTACATTACAAAGATTACAAGTATTACAAGAAGACAAAGCGTACACCCAGCCTCGGAAATCACGCGATTCGTTGTAAGCGAAGTTGTAAGCGATGATGACCGAAACGCGAAGAAAGGATTACACCTAGCGAAAATTGTACATTTCTTTTAACATCATTACACTTTACAGCCATTTCCGCTGGCTTTACCTTCTAATTACCGGTGGAAAAGGTCCAATCTCTCGCCGAGTTTCTCGGTGTCCTAGACCCGCAGGCGGATGCACCAGCGGAGTCGTCGTTCTCTCCTGACATCACCCCTCAGAGCGCGGAAGATTTCTGCCAAGGCGTCTTGAGCAGCCGCGAGTATCGCGAATCTGTCTATCGACGAATCACGATGGACGACCTCCCACCTTCAATCGAGCAGATGTTCTACGCGTATGCCTGCGGCAAGCCCGTCGAGAAGATAGAAGTCACAGACAAAACGGCAATCGAGAACATGACCGTCGAGCAACTTGAGGAGCGAGCTCTAGCCCTCGTCTCTCTGGCGCGGAAGATGCGGAAGGCTCAGGCCGGGCAGCCAGTCGAAGATGAACCCTCGGAACCCCTCGAGGCGGAGGGCGTTCATTGACGTCTGGGCTTCAGCAGGCGCCGTCGCTTGAGCAGATCTCAGTCGAGCTGCTCGCCGTCGAGCGTGAGTTGTCTCGCCGCAGACAAGAACAGAAGCTCGTCAACAACGAAACAATTCCAGAGGTTTTTAGGCCTCTCCTACGGCCGGCACGTTACAAAGGACTGTATGGCGGCCGTGGTTCGGCAAAATCCCACACGTTTGCCGAGCTGTTGCTAGCGAGGACCCTCGAACGGCCGGGGACACGCTGGGTCTGCGTACGTGAATTTCAAACTACGTTGGAGGAGTCTGTTAAGCGGCTGCTTGAGGACAAAATAGAAGAATATCAAGTAGGCCGGTACTTCCGCGTGATGATGAATCACATCGAGACGCCTGGCGCTGGCCGCATCATCTTTCAGGGGATGAACAATCACACCTCGGAGTCGATTAAGTCTTTAGAGGGGTTTGATGGCGCGTGGTTTGAAGAGGCGCAAGTATGCTCGGAACGTTCACTAGAGCTTTTAAGACCGACGATCCGCAAGGAATATCCGGACGGGACACACTCGGAAATTTGGTTCTCGTGGAATCCACGGTTTCCGAAAGATCCTGTCGACAATCTGTTCCGCGGCAACGCTCCGCGGAGTCCTGAGCTGCCGCCGTGGCAGCCGGTTGACGACGCGATCATCATCGGGTCTTCCTATAAGGAAAATCCACATTTTCCCAAGGTATTGCTTAAAGAGGTGAAACGCGATCAGGCGCGCGACCCTGAGAAATATGCCCATGTGTGGCTCGGCGGCTACGAGCGGAAGTCTGAGGCGCGGGTCTTCAAGAATTGGGAGGTGTTGAAAGTTAAGGATTGGCCGGAGTTACGGCATGACGAGGTGTTTTACTACGGCGGGGATTGGGGCTACAGCGTCGACCCGACGGTGCTGATCAGGTGCTTCGCGCGCGGCAAGGTGCTCTACGTCGACTACGAAGCATATCAGGTAGGCTGCGAGATCGACCACATACCGGCGCTCTTCGACAAGGTGCCCGGGTGTCGCGAGTGGCCGGTCGTAGCTGACTCAGCCCGGCCTGAGACGATTGCCTATCTGCAGCGCCACGGGTTCCCGAGGCTCGAGGCGGCGATCAAGGGCAAGGATTCGGTCAAGGAAGGCGTAATTTTCCTACAGGGCTACGACATCAAGGTCCACCCGCGCTGCGAAAAGACGATCGAAGAGCTGACGATGTACTCCTATAAGACGGACCCGCAGACGGACATCGTCATGCCTGTGCTTGAGGACAAGAAGAACCACGTGATCGACTCGCTGCGCTACGCGGTCGAGAAGTTGCGGAAGCCGAAGGAGTGGGTGACGTTTTAAGCCTTCCGCCGGGTTCGGCAAGGTGAGATGGGCGACATAGTTTTCGACTTCATAGGCGTCGTCGGTGCGTTGCTGGTGCTCGGGGCGGTAGTTTACGGCTTCAGGAAGTATCGACGATGATGACATTCGCTGATTTTGAGGCGCGGTGCGAAGCTGAGGCCGCCAAGCTCGAGGATCGGCTGACGCGCTACATCTCGTCGCCGCAGGAGCACGACCTGGCGTTGCTCGCTGCGTGGGCGTTCATTCGTTTGTTGTTGGAACGCGTATGAACATCGAAGGATTTTACGTCATGGTCGCACTGACGCCCATCTCGGTCGATAAACGAATCGCGACGGCGCTGCTGAAGACCCGCTGCCCGCACTGCGGCTGGCCGATCTCCGCGCGCAATGACGACCGCGTCAAGGACGCGTACTACGAGCACCTTGTTGCGTCGCACGGCGCGAAGGCGCTGGCCCGATGACCGTCCGCATCCAGGTCTACGACGAGCACGCGCGCGAGTGGCGATGGTTTACCGTCGTGCCACACGACCCCGCGTTTACGGCACTGTGCGGCAACGGGATTCATCAGTTCGCCGTGTTCGCCGACAAATGCGCGTGCGGGAAGCACGGGAGGCGGGCATGATGAAGATCAGATTCACGACCACGAGCCTTTTGAAAAACGGCGGCAAACCATACTGGTCCTTGACCCGCAATATCGGGCCGACGGCAGGCTGGATCGCGCTGGCGGCTGGGCCTGTCGGATTCTGTTTCTCGTGGATTCGCAAGGCGCACAAGAGGTGATGACCAAGCACTGCCGCTACCACCGGCGCCAGGAGCTGCATCCGGACATGGCCTCGGGCGCGCTGACCTGCCCGCGCTGCCGCGAGGAGTCGCACAAGCGGAGCCTTGAGTCCGGCGTCTTCTGCGTCGAGCACGCCAGGGTGATCAAGGACAACGAGCCGGAGGAGCTCGCCCGTGCCATCTGAACAGACGAACGGCAACGGCGCCTCGCGCATCATCCTGACGGACGCGCTGCCGCCTTCGGCGCCCACGTCCTTCAGGTCCGCGGAGGAGTTCCGCGCGGCGACTTCCATTCTTCTTGACCGCGCGCAGTTCATGCGCCTAGCGGGTGTCACCTTCGGGACGAAGCGCGACACGTACGAGGTCCTCGGCTACCAGCGACAGCTCACGACGAAGGACTACCACGACCGCTACGCGCGCGGCGGAATCGCTGGGGCGGTCGTCGACGCGCTGCCCAAGGCCACCTGGCGCTCGGACGTCTGGCTCGAGGAGAACGACAACCCGAAGAACGTCACCGCGTTCGAGAAGGCCTGGGACGACCTCGACCGCCGTCTGAACATTACGTCCATCCTGCTCCGCGCCGACATTCTGTCGCAGCTTAGCACTTACTCCGTCGTGCTCATCGGCTCGCAGGATGGCGCCCTCGACCAGGAGCTGCCGCGGGGTAAGCCCGAGAAGCTCATCGGGCTCTGGCCGTTCGCCGGCGGCGGCGGGCCGGGCACGCAGAACAGGGGCGCGATAGCGACGCTCGACGGCGACGCGACGATCGCCTCGTTCGAGGACGACCCGCACAACCCGCGCTTCGGACTGCCGCGCGCCTACAATTTGCGGCGCACGGACATCAACAATCCGGATTTCCAGAAGGAAGTTCACTGGAGCCGGATCATCCACATCGCCGAGGGCTGCCTCGACAACGACGTTTATGGGCAGCCGTGCCTCGAGCGCGTGTGGAATCTGCTTGATGACCTCGACAAAGTTACCGGCGGCGGCTCTGAGGCTCATTGGCTCCGCGCGAACCAGGGCATGCATCTCAACGTCGACAAGTCGATGGGCGACATGTCCGACTCTGAGCGCGCTAGTCTTCAGACGCAGGCCGACGAGTACGCGCATCAGATGCGGCGGATGTTCAGGACGCGGGGCGTGGATATCAACACACTCGGCTCGGACGTTTCGGACTTCGGCGGGAACGCCGACGCGATCCTCACGCAGATCGCTGGCGCGAAGCGTATCCCGAAGCGCATCCTGACGGGATCGGAGATGGGCGAGCTGGCCTCGTCGCAGGACCGCGAGAACTGGAAGGACCAAATCGTCGGCCGGCAGAACGCCTACGCCGGGCCCTACATCGTCCGACAGCTGGCCGACCGGCTCATCAAGTACGGGTACCTGCCGCCGTCGGAGACGTACATCGTCAAGTGGTCCACCATCCAGACCCTGACGTCCGAGGAGCGGGCGCAGGGCGCGCAGAAGTGGGCCGCGGTCAACAGGACGCAGGGCTCGACGGTGTTCACGACGGCCGAGACGCGGTCACATTGGTATGACTTCGAGCCGCTGAAGGAAGATGAGATCGAGCTCGTCCCGCCCGCGCCGCCGCCGGCACCTGAAAAAGAAATAGATGGCGACGAGCGGTTCCCGCGCGCGGCAGCCGACCCGCGGATCCGTGCCGCCGCGGAGGGAACGAAGTTTTCGTCGACGCAGGTCAACCTCCCGCGCGTCATCGGCGAGAAGTTGCTAAAGTATGCGCTCTCTATCCCACGCGAGGACTTAGCTGACGACGGGGTCGAGCTTCAGCCGCATGTTACGGTCAAGTACGGCATCCACACGAACGACGCCGCGGCTGTCCGCGCTGCGCTGGGTGGTCATCCGGGTCCAGTTCGGCTTGCACTCGGCAACCTTGCGTTTTTCAGTGCGCCGGTATACGACGTCGTGTATGTCGAGGTCAAGAGCGCGGACCTCGAGGACCTGAACAAGCGGCTCGCTGACAGGCTGGAAGTCACCGACACGCACCCGACCTACGTGCCGCACGCCACGCTGGCCTACGTTAAGCCGGGGCTTGGGCAAAAGTACACGGCCTACGACCACAACGATGATTTGTTTTCGGGGCTTAACGCGTCTGTCGGGTCGATAGTCTTCAGCCCGGCGGAGGGCGAGGATGTCGAGATTGACTTAGCGATGCGCGCGGACACAGAAGCGTATGACGATGAGCTGGTGCGGGTACTCGAAGAGGCCATCAAGGTCAACAACACGGAAGTCATCGACAGGATCATCGGGGTCAATAGAATGCTTGGTGGACCCGGTTCAGGTAATTTTGGTCATGAAGGAAGACCTGGAGAAGTAGGCGGAAGCGCGCCATCAGCTGCCGCCGAGCGCATTAATGAAATTGACCGAAAGATCATGGAGATTTCGAGCCGCGGCGGCGGTAACTCTGCAAAGGAAATTAAGGCGCGGATGAGGGAAATTGAGCCGCTCATTGCCGAGCAAGAAAGACTGAAGAATGAGCTTGAGCCCACTCGAAAAGAGGCCATCGCTGCGTCTGCCAAGTTGGTCAAGCGTGACGACGGTGGCTACTCGGTTCAACATAGTGGGCAGACTATCGGCACGCTCGAGCCGGTGACCTATACCGGGTTCAAGACTGTTCATGGCGCGCAGCAGATGAGGTCCCAAGAGGGATTCAACGCGGTCTACGAAGGAAACACCGTAGCAAGTCAGGTTGGTCGCAAGCAGGCGACCGAGGCGATTGCCCGCGCTCATTCCGACAAGTTGAAGGGGTCACGGTAGTATGCCCACCTTCACCGGCTCCATACGCGTTAAGGTCGACACCGACCTGATAAACGCCGGCGACTTCTCGTCCGGGAAGGACCAGCTCCGTTTGACGCTCGAGTCCCTGTTCGCGAACGGCACGGGGCTCGGCCAGGCGAACAACGTCTACTCGAAGCGCCGCACGCTGACGACGGGCGCGAGCGAGGACTTGGACGTCTCGGGCAGCTTGACGAACCTCTTTGGCACGTCGCTTGTGTTTACGAAGATCAAGGCGATAGCTATTCAATCCTTAGCGGCCAACACGACGAACCTGACGGTTAGTCGTCCAGCAAACGGGCTACCATTCCTCTCCGCCGTTGGCGACGCGCTCGTTCTCACGCCCGGCGGGATCTTCGTCTTCGTTGACCCGTCGGCCGCGGGCGTCGCGGTGACTGGTGGCAGCGCGGACTTGATCAACGTAGCGAATGCCGCCGGGGCCTCGGCCTCGTACGACGTCGTCATCGTGGGGGTCGTCTGATGCTCCAGCTGCCGCTTGAGCCGAGACGTGCCTCCAGGCTGCTGGCGCGCGCTGTCGTTGGGCTGCGACTGCTGGGTGGGCCCGGCTCTGGTCATCACGGTCACGCTGGCAGACCCGGGGAAGTAGGCGGTAGTGCGCCCGGTGCCGACTTGCCGGAAGGGTTAAGCAACACCGTCGAGAACCGTAGCATTCGCTGGGAAAAGCAGGGCCGATACTACGTGAACGCCGAGTCTTTGGTCCTTTACCACGGGACGACGGAAAGCCGCGCCGGCAAAATCGAGGCGGAAGGATTGAAATTCGGCAACTTGGCCCTCACCCCGGAATACGCCTTGGAGATCGCCAAGGTGCGACGCGAGGGCGATCAGCCAGTCGTGTTCAGGGTCGAGACACCGGCAGGAAGCGTTTATCCGGTCTTTCATGGTTCGAAGGGCATACAGACCGATGCGCTGTCGTTGGCGAAGCCGATTAAGTCTGTTAGTCGGTTGAAGGCTCTCGGCGGCCCCGGGAGTGGGCATCACGGACATGCCGGAAGACCAGGAGAGGTAGGCGGCTCCGCTTCCGGCGAGACGTTCCACGGGACCCGCCTTGACGTTGCCAAAAAGATCAAGAAAGAGGGCCTCCGCCCGGGGCACGGCGGCAGGGTCTACGTCGCGCATGAGCTCGACTTGGCCCTGAACTACGCGTCGCAGTCTACTGGGAAGGACGATGTTGCCGTCGTCGTTTTGTCGAAGGAAGCGGCAAAGTTTTTCAACGTTACAGGGCAGCAACATCATCCAGGAACGTATCACTACTCGCAGGGCTCAAAAACAGTTCCGTCCAAATTCATCAAGGAAGTTCGAATTTACAGCGCCCGCGAGATAGACAAGCTCCGCGAGGGACAATTTCCGTATCAGACGGGCGGCGAAAAGCTCAAGTACAAGGTTCTCGAGGGCCTTGACGAGGGCGACCTGATTGTCGTCATCATTTTGGATGGGTCGTTGAAGACCCTCGGCGGCCCCGGCAGCGGTCACTTCGGCCATGAAGGAAGACCCGGAGAGGTGGGCGGCAGCGCACCCTCGGACCTCGGCGAGACGGACCTCCCGCGCTTCGACGAGGACGACCCCGACACGCCCGAGTGGAAGGCGATCCTGGCCCACGACGCGTTCCTCGACAAGCTCGACGACGGGGCCTCGATGGACGATGACCTTGAGAAGATGCGTCAGGCTTTGGATGATTATGTCCACGCTCCGGACCGCTTGAACAATGCGCTTCGGGAGAACCCCGACTTGTTGGACTTAGCCGATCATTCTGAGAATGACGACAACGATGACGAAGATGACGACGACGACCGGCCCCGCGGGGGCCACAGGCTTCTGGACCTCGCGAAGACGGGGGCCGAGGTCGAGAACGCGATGGCCGACGCGCCGAAGATCAAGCAGCCGGTGACCGTCTACCGCGGCCTGCGCGGCGTGAAGGTTGAGGACTTCGTCAAAGGAGACCAGGTCACGTTGAACGGCTTCCAGTCGACGTCGTTCGACCCGAAGGTCGCCGCGGCGTTCATGGGAAGTAAGACGGGCGGCTTCGCGCGCGGCGACGACCTTGATGGCATCCTCTTGAAGATCGACGCGAAGTATGGCATCGCGTTCGGGCACGCGCACTCCATCGAGGGTGAGATGGAGATGTTGCTCCCGCACGGCGACACGTATCAGATTCTAGGTATCGGCAGAGTGCGGCACCAAGGCCGGACGTTCCCTCTCGTTCACCTGAGGCAGCGATGAACGTCGAGCGATACGTCCAGCCGGCCGACGGGGTGGTGTTCATCAGGCGGCAGCGTCGAAAGATCAGGACCCTCGGCGGCCCCGGCTCTGGTCATCACGGGCACGCTGGCAGGCCGGGGGAGGTGGGCGGCTCCGCACCCTCGGGACTCTTCGATCGCACGCTCGACGTCAGCAAGCCGGCCCTCGGCATCATAGGCGTGCAGGGAGACGTTCAGGTCCTGAACTCGACCGAGAAGTTTAACGACCACGACCAACTGTTCGGCGAGAAGCGGTTTGCCAGCCAGCGCTTTCGTTACTCGAACGGCCGCGTCAAGTGGGACGAGAAGCCTGACCTGGATGATTACCATGCAGTTGAGGGTTTCTTCGCGCGCGAGGGCGTGACGCTGAAAGAGCAGTTGTATTACGACGCCGGGCGGTGGAACCTTGTGGTGCCCGATCCGAGGGTGCTGGGAGGGCCTGGATCTGGGCATTTCGGTCATGCCGGCAGACCAGGAGAAGTCGGGGGTTCGGCCCCCTCAGAAGAGACGCGGGCCGCGCTCGAGAAAGCTATTACCGACCAGGCTTTAGAGATTCTCAAGGCGAAGGGTTTGTTGACTGGCGAAGGGCTGTCACCCCTCCGAGACGGCGGGCCCACGCACGCGGCACCGGCCGAGCGTGGTACGGTCAAGGAGTATGTTGTCAAGACGTTGTCGAAAGATCTAGCGGCGCGCGTCCCTGAGCTAACTGGGACGAAGTACAGCGGCTTCACAAACAGTTACCGCGATGTGGCGGAGGCGGCTGTCCAGGACAGGCTTGATAGATGGGCGACGACGTCTGGGGATTCTCATGTAGAGGCTATATCGATGCAGCAGGCAATCAGGGACGAGTTCCTGCTTCACGATGCTGCCATGGACCACATGGAATATCACTCTACAGACCTGGCCTACTACCAAACAAACCAACAGGAGTATGACATCGACCGGGCTTACAACCGTACGGAATACGAGCATACCCAGGCCTGGTTTAAGGAGCGCGGCATCAGCGAGGTGACCGTCTATCGAGGGCAGAGCTTCGCGAGCGACCCAGGACTGAAGGTAGGCTCGACGCAGAAGGTGACGATGCAGCCAGCATCGTCGTGGACTACCGACCAATCCGTCGCGCAGAGCTTCGCCGACAATCATTACATGCGGGGACCGTCCTTCGTCCTCGCGGCGCGGGTTCCCGTAGGCAAGATACTGAGCACCGCCGTCACTGGGCGCGGCTGCCTGAAGGAAGCCGAGGTCTTGATGCTCGGCGGGAAGCTTTCCGTGAACGTCGTCTCGAGAGGAGGGCTGATTGATTAACATCGACGCCCTCATCGAGAACGCCGACTGGCCGAAGCGGACGCCGGACAAGATGTCTGACCTGCTGTTGTTTGAGGCACGAGGGCTTGGAGGGCCCGGCTCCGGCAATTTCGGACATGCTGGTAGACCTGGGGAGGTAGGTGGCAGTGCACCCGGAGGATGGGCCGAAGGTACAGTCAGTCGCGACTGGCCGGGAAAGGCCGAGGGCAAACGTTACTGGCAGACGAAGGAATATCAACAACTTTCTCCGAAAGAAAAGGCGGCCTATGATGAGAGTCCACAGGCTCGGAGAGATGACCTCGAGTCACGCGCCAACGAGCCAGCTTACGCCTTGCGTGAGGAGATCACCGTCTGGCACGGCACGTCTTCAGCGGCGGTAGATGCGATCAAGAAGGAAGGCTTGAAGCCGTTAGCTGGTCCCGGTAACGACTCTTGGGCGTTGAACAACGGGCTGTCGGACAGCGTGAACTACGAGATCGCTGGCCGCAAGGCTTCGGTCTATGTCGCGTTTACCAGAAACGAGGCCACTGCTTACGCGAAGCGGGCTGCCGAAGTAACCAGAGGACATCCGGTCATCCTCGAGATAAGACTGCCGGTCGGAATCGAGACCAAAAAGGATGAACTTGACCCGAACCGCTCGACTCGTCTGCGAGAGGTTAAGCCAGAATGGATCACCTCTATAAGAATGCAAAAATCGGGCAAGTGGCGCGCACTTGAGAAGACAGAGACGCTGTACGGGGTTCTGTTCGCGGACGAGGATGATCGAATCTTGGCCCGCCGCGAGCGTCCCCTCCACGCGATCGCCGACAGTTACCACGCGCGCGTCAAGAACGCCGTCGAGCATGCGTTTGCCGCGGGGCGGCGGGCCGTCGATAGGCAAAGGCTACAAGGCGCAAAAGGCATCCGCGACGTCCAGGCCGCGATGCGTGGGGTGCCGGACGCGGTCAAGGCGGCGCTCGAGGATGTGCTGCCGGGGGTTTTGTCAAAGCTGTTCGTGGAGGCCGGGAAGGGGACGCTCAAGACGCTGGGCGGTCCCGGGTCTGGGAACTTTGGTCATGCTGGCAGGCCCGGGGAGGTGGGCGGGTCTGCCGCGATCGTCTTCCACGGGACGACCCTCGCCGCCGTCGAGTCGATCAAGAAGCATGGGTTAGACTCCGGAAAGGCCGGCAACGTCTACCGCCAGTCGAAGAAGGGCAACGTCTACGTGGCCACCTCGGAAAACGAGGCGATGTTCTGGGCGCGACAGGCTGCAGTAAAACTAGCTCCTGAAAGCGGAGACTTAGACGTTGCCTTGATAGAGATTCAAGTCCCTGCGTCAATCGCAAATGAACAGTTGAAGCGAGACAAGAACTTGTCCTTCGTGACTGGCGCGAAAAGGTTCGAGGGGAGCATCCCGCCTGAGTGGATCAAGAGCATTCGAGTTGGAAGAATCGGCCGTCATGAAATGCTTCATCCAGATAAATTGAAGCAACTAGAATCCGGTGACGAGTACGTCACGCGGTACATTGCCATTTTATTCGAAAAAGACGACGAACTTGAGACGCTTGCCTCGGGTGACGACCTCGTCATCCGCAAGAGCGCCGATGTCTCTAAGCGCGCGAAGCTTCCCAAACTCTTCGATCCCTCTTACGCTCAGGACTGGGCGGAGAAGCACGCGGCGAAGTTAGCTAAAGGGCTTTCGGATACTACACGTGATGCAATTGCAGAGGCCATCGCAAATGCTTTTGAAGAACGCGATAAGGGTAAAGCGTGGAAGGATCTCGTCGATGAAATCCTGGACGCCGTGGGTGACGACGCCCGCGCCCAGACCATCGCCGAGACCGAGGTCATGGCGGCGGCTAACGCCGGTCAACGTGCAGCTTGGAACGAACAGGTTGAAAGCGGGTTTCTAGGCAGCGATGAGAAGCGCCGCTGGTTGACGTTCCCCGACGCTTGCCCGGAGTGCGACGAGTACGACGGCGAGGAAGTGGGGCTCGATGAGCTTTATCACGACAGCGTCGAGGGGCCGCCGCTTCATCCGCGGTGCAGGTGCATAGAGGAGCTGAAATCATGAGCGAAACACTTGAAGACCGCCACCTCCATCTCCTCGGCGCGGCCGGACAGGTGCGGACTGAGAAGCTCAACGGCAGGGACTACCTTGTGTTCCCCGTCGTCGCGCTGATGGAGGGAATCATCCACGCCGTCAACGCCGACGAGCCGGAGTTCGTGCCGGCCGCGACGCTGGCCGAGGCCGCCGACAGCTGGAACGGCCGACCGCTGGTGGTTGGACACCCCATGAAGAATGGGCGGCCGGTTTCGGCAAACGATCCGCGCGTGATGGAGCTTCAGGCGTTCGGGCAGGTCTTCAACTCGGCGATGAACGGCACGCGCCTCGGCATGGAGGCCTGGGCCGATCCCGAGAGGCTGGAGCAACTCGGCGAGCACGAGCTGCTCGCGCGGATACGCGCCGGGAAGGCGTCCGAGATCAGCGTCGGCGCGCACGTCATGACGGCGAACGGCGGCGGGCAGCATAACGGTCGTCAGTACAAAAAGTCCTGGCGTAAGGCGCAGGGTGATCACCTGGCGTTCTTGCCGCGCGGGCGCGGGGCGTGCTCGCTCGAGATGGGGTGCGGGTCGCATAGGGCGGCGCAGCTCTACGCGCTCGAGGAAGGCGGGCCGCGGGCGCTTGGAGGGCCAGGGTCTGGTCATCACGGGCATGAGGGGAGGCCGGGAGAGATAGGCGGCAGTGCGCCGTCCGGTGGTGGTGGTAAGACTGAAACGATCGAGAAGACATTCACCTCGGAAAAGAAGGCAAGAGAGCACTATGAAAAGATGGGTCAGGGACAGACTACCACTCAGGGCAAGAACGTCTCAAACGAGATGGAATACAACAAGGATGGGACGTATACTGTCAGGACTGTACGGAAGACGTCAGAAGACGATAGAGACGACTTAAAGTCGTCGTTTTCCTCTTCGCTCAAAGAAGCGCACTCGATGTCCGAAGAGGATATGTACAAGAGTCCGGCCCTGGCCGCCAGAAATATCGTCGAGGGCGCGTTGGAAAACCCCCCGGATGCTGGGAAGCTGTTCGACAAGGCTACGAGGGCGTTCAACTCGATGCCGGAACGGACGGCGCGTCAGATCTCGGCAAAGGAACGAGCCATCAGGGACTTTCGGTTCGCACTCACGCGTGAAAAGGAGCGAGCACAGTATAACGCTCCGAAACGTTGGGACAAGATCCTGAAAGGGCTTGAACCGAAGGCCCTTGCCGCGTTCGAGTGCGACGTGGTTGAAGCATCCGATCTGATCATCGCGGAAGCCTTCGAAGACCTCCGCGTCCTTCTCGGCGCCCGGAACTCGATGAAGGATGCTGAGATCATCCAGGGAGTCCATGATCACGCGGTGAAGCTGGGCGCGCAGTGCGATCGCAACAACTACAAGATGATGGCGTCACGATTGACCGGGTTGTCGGAGCAGTCCCTCGAGCAGCGCCAAAGAGCTATCAACGAGGCGGTCGGCAAGAAATGGCCGGGAAACGGGGGCGCGTCGATCGTTTCTTCCGACTACGCCTACGTCCGCGAAGTCTTCGACAGTTACGTCATCGTCCAGTTGAAGGAGAAACTCTACTCGGTTTCTTACACCGTCGCCAAAGACGGCAGCGTGACGCTCGTCGGAGAGCCGGTCGAGGTCGTTCAGAAGTACGCGACGGCAGAAGGCAAGGCGGCCTCGGAAATTCGAACGGCGACGGTTCGGCACGAGGGCGGCAAGTGGCACCTCTACACGAAAGACGGAACTCGAAAGCTCGGCACTCACGAGACCAAGGGTGAGGCCGAGGAGCAGGAAAGAGCAATCGAGGCAGCGAAGAAGCGACGTAGTTTGGAGCAAGCAGGCGACAAGGCCGCACCGACGTGCGGCTGTCAGAAACACTAAACCAGGAGTACATGAACCATGGAAAAGACCACAAGAGCAGAAGTCATCGCTGCCTTGGTGACCGACAAGTACAGCGGTTTCAAGGACGGCGATGAGATCATCCTCGAGGCGTGCTCGGACTCGCGGCTCGGCGAGTTCCAGGCGGCCAGCGAGGCGCGCAAGGTGGAGGTCTCGTCCAAAACCAAGCTCGAGACGGACCACCGCAACGTGTCGGCGCGGCTGAAGATCGCCGAAGAGCGCCTCAAGACGTCGGAGCAGGAACTGACGGAAGATGAGTTCCTGGCCCGGGCACCGGCGCCTTACAAGACGATCATCGAGGCGGCGAAGGCCCAGGAAGCGACGATCCGCGCGTCGCTCGTGTCGCAGTTGAAGGACTGCGGGGCGATCAGCGAGGAAGACCTGAAGAAGAAGTCGACGGATGAACTGAAGACGCTCGCGTCGTACGCTCGCGTCGAGGTTCCTGACTTCAGCGGACGCGGCGTGCCGCGCGAGCCGAATGCGACGGATCGTAACAGCTACGTTCCGCCGGACCCGTACGCGTCGGGCCTGAAGGCCCTCCGAGAGAGAACCCAGTAACCGGCGCGAAGGCGCCAAGCAAAAGGAGAGGCTTTCATGGCAATCACGAGACTCAACCCGAACACGATCTTCCTGGGAGGCGAGCGCACGCAAGTCGGCGATCTTGCCTGCAGCGAAGCGATCACTCCTGGCATGCTCGTCGAGGAGTTCAACAACGGCGGCATCATCCGGTGGCGCAAGGCGACGGCGGACATCGCGGGGCCGCCGGCCATCGCCACGGAGCACGCGATGGCGAACCGCGGGGTCGACGACAACTACATCGCGTCGGACCTCCTCGAGGTCAGCATCGGCCACAAGGGCGCCACGTTCTGGGGCCTGATCGCGTCGGGCCAGAACATCGCGGCCGGCGCGCTGCTCGGCTCGGCCGGCGGCGGCACGCTCAAGTCGGGTGCCACCGTCGCGCGGTTCACGGCGCTCGAGAACAAACCATCGGTCACGGTCCTGACGCGCATTCGCGTCGAGGTCCTCTAACACGGGGGCCTCTAGCCCACAAGGAGAACGCGAATGGAAACGCAGCCAAAGGAAATGAGATTCATGGCGGGTAACAACGAGAATTGGAAGGGGACGTCTCCCCTCACCAATGTCGTGATGCGGGCGCTTCAGGAAGCGGGCGGATGGTCGATCGAGGCCATGCGGCGGCCCGGCTTCAAGATGATGGCGGCGGTGGAGAACGAGTTCGCCTTCAGGGCGCTCGGTCCTCTGCAGGACAAGGCGCAGGTGCTCATCGACCAGGCGGTCGTCGAAGTCGGGCTCCAGCGCCTGACGTTCGCGGCCGACATCATGGCGGCGGGCCTGACGTACAACCTGACCGACCCGCTCTCGGTGGCCCAGCTCGAGTGGAACGCCATCAACAAGATCGGCGCGGCGCAGAGGACGATGTCACCGTCGGCGAGGGGTGAGAACAAGATGCCCATCGTGACGCCGAACCGCCTGCCGATCTACCTGACGACCGACCAGTTCGAGATCGACATCCGGACGCTGAAGATGTCTCAGCGCGTCGGAACGCCGCTCGACACGGCGATCGTCAAGCAGTGCACACGCGCCGTGAACGAGGCCATCGAGGACGCGGCCATCAACGGCGCGACGACGCTGGACGGACAGCCGCTCCAGGACGCCGGCTACCAGGCCCCCGGGTTGCTGAACGCGCCGAACGCGGAGGCCGAGACGCTGACGGCCGCCGCGTGGTCGACGGTCCCGGTCGGCGCCACGGTCTTCGCGCAGACCATGGCGATGATCAAGAAGCTCCAGGACAACAAGAAGTACGGACCGTA